CCGGCATCGACTCGGGGGTGACGACGTGGAGGCCGGTGCGGAAACCGGCGAAGCGGGCGCCCTTGAACACGTTCCAGTCGCCCTCAAGGTGGGCGGCGCGCTCATCGGCCGGGAGCCCTTCGAGGATGGCCCGGTAACCGGGATCGCCCTGGTCGAGGGCGGGGTTGTCCACGAGAAGGCTCTTGACGAAACAGCGGATCCCCGGGCGGGGGTCGTCCTCGGTGGGGGCGGCGCGAAAGAGGGTTCCCTGCCCGTCGGGGAAGGGGTCGATGAACCGCTGCTTGACCCAGGCGTGGCCGACGTCGCCGGGGTTCGCGGTGGCGATCGAGGACGCGCGGTAGCCGGCGCGGGTCATCCGCCCGGCCAGCTCACCCGACGCGCGGAGGCTGGTGCGGACCATCCGGTAGGTGTCGGGGTCGAGCTGCTCGACCTGATCGAAAACCATGAGCTGGAGCTCGAGGCCGAGCCACGCGCGGACGTCCTCGATCGTCTCCAAGTACGACAGGCTCAGGGTGGAGTCGTTGATGAACGTCCAGCGCTTGTCCTGCGCGGACCAGCGGGCCCGGTGCCGCGGGATCCGGGAGAACAGCCGCTGCGCGATCCCGCTCGGGCCCATCAGCTCTTTGTAGGTGCGGCGGAACACGACGGCTTGCATGCCGTCGACCTGATGCAGCCGGCGGAGCGCTTCGGCCAGGAGCCAATCGGTTTTGCCGCCGCCGCGCGCCCCGCCGAACAGGACCTCGTCGCACCACGGCGCGAGGTGGTGCGCGAGGGCCTGCCGCAGGTTGGGGCCGGGGGGCAGCCCGGGGAGGGGGGCGGTGGGGTAGTCGAGTAGGAGGCTGCCGGTCGGGACGCCCTCCCACGCGGCGGCGACGCTCACGGCCCGCCATCCCGGTCGGTGTCCGCGCTCAGGGCAGCGAGCAGCGACCCCGCCAGCGCCCAGGTCTGTTCGGAGCACGGCCGGACGTGGGCGAGCCGCGCGGCCGCCCGGCGCGCCCGGGGGCTCAGGGCTGCGAGTTGGGCGGGGGGCATGGCGCGGGCGTGCGCCCAGCGGGCGATGAGCCCGGCCTTGTGGAGGCGCCCGGTGCGGGCGCGCTCGTCATCGGTCCAGTCGTGGCCGGCCGTCATCGTCCAGCTCCACGATCTTCGGTGGCACCCCGTCGGATGGTGGGGTGACAAACAGCACGGTCAACTGGCCGCGGGGGCCCTCGCGTTCTTCGAGGCCGCGGCCGCGGATGACGTCGCCGAGGCCGCGGGTGCGGGCGCCGACGAGCTGGTCGATCTTCAGCTCGTCGGTGATCGCCTTCACGCGGCGCAGCGAGTCGAGGAGGTCGGCTGGCACGTCGCCGGCTTCGGCGGCCTGCACGGCGGCCCAGGTCAGCCGCGCCAGTTTCTGCTCGAGGCGGGCCCAGGTGTTCGCGACGTCCACGGTGAACGGGAGGAGCTGCGCTTGGGCTTCGGCGGTCTGCATCGCGAGCTGCTCACGCGCCGCGAGGGTGCGGGCCTTCCGGGCGTCGGAGGTTTCCCAGGAGCGGTCGCGGGCCCAGCGGTTGATCGCCTGCGGGGTGCGCTTGGCGAGGGCGGCGGCGGCGGCGGTGCCCTCGGTCTCGTAGGTGGCCTGCACGGCGGCGAGCTGCCGGTCGGTGAGCGGCTTGGGGTTCGGCTTCTTTTTGGGGCGTGTTCTGTGAACACGGCCGTCGGGCATCTCTGCTTTCCGGGGGGTCATCCCGGCCACCGGGCAGCGCGCTGCGCGGCGAGTCGGGCCTCGCGTCGGGCGTGAGCCGTGGCGCGGCTGACGCGGGCGAGGGTCTCTTCGAGGCCGTCGACCAGCGGGGCGGCCGCGTCGCCGAGCGCGGCGCGGAGCCGGGCGATCGCGTCGCGCAGGTCGGCTTCCTGCTGGCGGCGGGGGGCGGTCATGGGCGGCGCAGCCCGCGGAAGGGGCGCACGACGATGGTGCCGTCGGCGCGGCGGATCGCGACGTTTCGCGGGCCGGGGCCGGCCCAGCGGATGAGCAGGGTGACGGGCTGGCCGCGTTCGAGGTACCGGCGGGCGGGCATGTGATCAACGTCCATCGAGCACTGCCCGCCACATTGCAACCTCGAGCGCCACGGCCAGACCCGATAGCAGGACCGCCGCGCAGGCGATCGCCAGGCCGACGAGGAGGCCGCTCACGATGCGGTTCACGGCGCCCGCTCAAGGTGGCAGGGGAGGCCGAGGGAGCGGGCGCGGGCGACGATCAGGTCAGCGTAGGTCGGTTCGAGCTCGCACAGCAGCGCGGTGCGGCGGGTGGAGTGGCAGGCGGCGAGCAGCGAGCCGGAGCCGGCGAACGGGTCGAGCACCTGCTGGTCAGGGCGGGCGCTGTTGGTGATGAGCTGCGCGAGGAGGGGCACCGGCTTGGGGGTGGGGTGGCCGGGGACGGCCGGGTCGCGGTCGTAGCGCAGGACGGTGGACTGCGCGTTCCCGCCGTACCAGCCGCAGCCACCGCCGCGCCGGCGGGTGCGGCCGGCGCGGCGCCCGTAGGCGATGTGCTGCCCCACGTCAGGACCGCTGTCGGGGGGGGGCGTGGTGGGGGAGTGGCCTGAGCCACTCGGCCCGTCAGCGGCGGGGGCGAGGAGGCCGGCGGCGATCGTTTCGTGGCCCCAGTGGTAGTCGGCGTGCCCGAGCTGGATCGACGGCTTGACCCACACGAGCCCTTGGCTGTAGCGGTAGGGCGGGGTGTTGAGGGCGGTCAGGAACGGGAGCTCGGCGGTGGCGCCGCCGGAGGGGTGGAAAACGTAGAAGCCGGCGCCGGGGGCGAGGCGTTGCTCGAGGTGTCCCAGGACGGTGCGGAGCAGCTCGATCGCGGTCGCGGGGTCGGCGTCGCCGTCGAGGCTGAGGCCGGCGCCGTCGATGACGTTGAGCCCGTAGGGCGGATCGGTGAGGAGCAGCGAGGGGCGGGCGCCGGCCAGCAGGGCGTCGAGTAGGAGGGGGTCGCGGGCGTCGCCGACGGCCAGGCGGTGGGGGCCGAGCGTCCAGACCTGCCCGGGGCTGGTTTCGGCGGGCTCGGCGGGGGCCGGGTCTGTGGGCGGTCGGGTGGCCGGCTTGTCGAGGTCGGTCAGCAGGGCGGCGAGGTCGAGGTCGGTGAACCCGGTCAGCTCGAGGAGGCCGTCGACCTCGAGCGCCTGGAGGGTGCCGACGAGGCTGGCGGTGTCCCAGCCGCCGCGTTCGACGTAGCGGTTCAGGGCGATGCCCGCGGCCTGGGCTTGGGCGTCGTCGGCTGAGGCCCAGCCGCGGATGACGGGGACGAGCCACCGCCCGTCGCCGTCGACGCGTAGGCCGTCGGGGAGCCGGCGGCGGCTGCGGGTTTTCTTGCCGAGCTCCCGCGATTGCAGCGCTTGGAGGGTGGCGAGGCGGCCGTGGCCGGCGACGAGGCGGCCGGTGCGTTCGTCGACGATCACGGGCTCGAGGTAGCCGAGCGCGTCGACGGAGGTCTTGATGCCGGGGAGGTCGTGGAGCTTGGCGTTACTCGCGGCGGGGGCGACCTGGTCGACGGGCTGCCAGTCCAGCCACCGGGCGTCAGTCATCGCGGGCGGCTTGTTCGTGGACGGCGTGCGCGGGCCAGTCCTCCTCGAGGAGGCTGTGGAGCATGCCGCGGGCGGTCCAGCGGGGGGTGCGTTCGGAGCGGCACGAGGCGAGGTAGATCTCGCCGTCGGGGGCGAGGATCTCCGCGACGACGACCCAGCCGACGAGCACGCCGCCCTCGCACGCCTCGCCTTCGGGGAGGTGGGTTTGGAGGACGTCGTGGATGGCGAGGCGCCACGGCTCCCGCCCGGCCGGGGGCGGGTTCACCATCGGGCGATCTTGCTGGTGAGGTGCCAGTCGCGGCATTCGGGGCAGCGGTAGACCGCGCCGACGGGCAGGGGGCTGGCGGTCATGGCGCGGGTGGCTTGCATGCGGCTCTTGTACCGCATTTTGCGGGTGGGGCAGGGACGCTTCGACTTCGCCATCAGTCGCCTTCCCCGGCCAGCGGCAGGGCGGGCTGCTGCGGGTTGTTGGCGGCGGCGGCGCGTTCGGCGATGTCGCGGGGATGGGCGGCGGCGAGCCGGTTGAACTCGCCTTCGGTGCGGACGGTCGCGAGGTCCCCGCAGGTGGGGCAGACGACCTGGATCGCGCCGTCGAGGCCGTGCCCGGCGATCGCGTGCGCGTACGGGCTCGGCGGCGGGATCGGGGGGCCGGTCATGCGGGCGGGGTGGCGCGGTCGCGGGCCTCGGTGAGGAAGGCGATGAGCCGGTCAGTTTCGGCCGAGGTCAGGTAGGCGTCGGCGGTGCGGTCGGAGCAGTCCACGACGCGGAGCCGGACGGGGGCCGGTTCGTCGTCGTCGATGTAGAGGCCGACCCCGATCCAGTCCTGACAGTCGCCGTGCAGGGAGCCGACGAGCTCCTCGCCTGGCAGGTCGGGGTTGGGCGCGCCCTCGAGCTCGAGGAGCAGGAGCACCTCGCGCAGCGAGGAGGCGCGGCGGCCGGGGGCGGTGCGCGCGTCGCCGCCGGAACGTTCGACCGCGGCGGTGATCTCATCGATGACGCGGGCGCGGAGCCGGAGCAGGGCGCGGCGCGCGGCGGCCGATTCAACGGCGCGGGCGAGGCTCTCCAGGGGGATGCCGGCTTCCTCGGAGGTCAGCGGTTGGCCGGTCATGGCAGGGCCGGGGCCGGCGGGAGCGCGCTGTCGGCGGGGGCATTCGGTCCCGCGTCGGGCGTGCTGGCCGCCGGCCCCGGGTCGGGCCCGCCCCCGGCTTCCCTCCAAGGGGCGGACATCAGCGGGCCCACGCGGCGGTGGCGGAGCCGTTCGATCGGATCCCAGGGCGGCGGGGGTGGGCCGACGCGCAGCACGAGGGGCTCGGCGCGGGGGTCGGCGTCGGCGGGGAGGGGCGCGAGCGTCGCGACGATCTCCCCCGTCAGGCCGTGCGCCCAGCGGAGATGCTCCACGATCAGGCCGGCCGCGCCGTCGATGTCGGCGACGCCGGGCGGGCACAGGCCGCACCGCCAGCGCATCAGTGGACCCGTTCCGCGGCGGTCACGACGAGTAGGAGGCCGCCGCGTTCGAGGTGGGCGATGCCAGCTTCCCGGCGGCCGGTGCAGCCGTCGCAGCCGCAGGGCCGGGGGAGGCGTCGGAGCCGGGCCGGGTCGAGGATGACGTGCGCGATGACCGCCGGGTCGGTGAACTCCAGGGGCGTGATGAGCAGGTCCGCCAACGTCTGGACGAGCGCGCCGGCGACCGCCGGGTCCGGGGGCAGCGGCGCGAGGGGGGCGTGGAGCTGCACGCACCCGGCGACCCGCGCCTCGGGGTCCACGGGCATCAGGTAGGTGAGCGCGATCACGTCGGGGTGCGCGGCTCGGGCCGCGGCGAGCTGGTCCTGCTGCCACAGGAGCAGGTCGGCGGGGTCGGCGTCGGTGCTGCTGACGAGGTCGATGACCTCGGTGGGGTCATAGCCGGAACACAGGGCGGCGCAGCCGAGCTCCGGGCCGACCCACGCCGGTGTGGGCATGCCGTCGGGCGGGCCGGCGAGGATCACCGCGACGACGGTGCCGTCCAGGCTCACCGCGGGATTTCGGCGCCGGCGGGCGCGAGGTGACGGCGGCCGCGGCGGCCGGCCGATGCGGCGGCGACCTCCGCGACGCCCTCCAGCTCCTGCGCGCCGACCCGATCGGAGCGCACCCGGGACAGCATCGTGAGGACGGTCTGCGCGTCGTTACCGACCACGGGTTCGATGTGCCGCCACCGGAGCTGGAGGCTCGGGGGTTGCTCGGGGTCGATGCGGCTGTGGGTGATCGAGATCTGCTCGAGGACGCCGACGACTGTGAGGGTGAGGCCGTCGTCGGCGATCAGGGCTTGCTCGCGGGCGGTGACGCCTTGGTGTTCGACGGCGGGGAGGTAGCCGGACAGCAGGATCGACACGGGCTGGCTCCTGTCAGAAGGGTTCGTGTGTGTGGACGGGCTGGGGCATCTCGGGCTCGCCGATCCGGTCGCCGGATGCGAGGTGCGCGGGCAGAACCTCGTCGCTGCCGGTGTGCCGGACCCCACCGGGGACGTGGCCGTGGCGGCAGACCATCGCGCACCCCGGCGAGTCGTCATCGCACGCGCGGACGTCAGGGGTGGAGATCAGGCCGCCGCACGCGTAGCGCAGCGGCGGCGCAGGGCGGGCGGTGAGCGCGTCGCGCTCGGCGATCAACTGGCGGCGGGCCTCGCGCACGTCGTCGAGCTCGCGGTGTAGCCGGCGGCCGTGCGCGAGGAGGTCGAGGCCGGCTTCGTGGAGGCCGACGATGACGTCCTCCAGCGCGCGGGCGAGGGGGAGGCCGAACAGGGTCTGGACGGCGGCGATGGTGTCGTCGAGCTCGAGCCGCGCGGCGTCCAGCGCGTGTTCAGCGTCGGTGAGGATGACCGGCCACGGCGGCGCCGCGGCGCCATCGACTCGCGGGTTCGGGTCAGGCAACGGGGCTCCTAGAACAGGGCGGTCTGCACGTCCGCCGGCGGTGCGGGCGGGGTGCCGGGGGTGGGGCAGCCGATCGGTGGTGGTGGGCGGCGGGCGGCCCGCACGCTCGGGCAGGTCGCCCAATGGTTGACGTGGAGCAACGGCTGCGCGTCCAAATCGGCGTGGGTGGGGTCCGCGGCGTCGCGTTCGTCGCCGCCCAACACGCGGTAGCCGAGCCGGTTGCCGGGCGGTCCGATGAGGAGCACGTTCCCTCCCGGCTCGGGGCTGGCGTTGATGGGGGCGAGGCGCCCTGACGCGAGGTTGGGGAGCCACAGGATCGGGTCGTGGCACCAGCGGCACCGCCCCAACGGCCCGCGCTTCTGCCGGCGGGTCATGGTGAGCGGCCGTCGGGGTGGAGGGGGACGGCGCGGAGCTCGATCGCGTAGCCGTAGTCGGCGGCGATGCGTTCGAGGCGGTCGAGGGTGGGGTTGGCTTCGCCGGCTTCGAGGCGGGCGAGGGGGGCGCGGGCCATGCCGATGAGGTCGGCGGCGACCTGCTGGGTGCGGGTGTCACGCATGACCGCGAGGAGCGCCCCGGCCTGCTCCCGCAAGGGCAGGACCGGGAGGACCGCGCCGGTCATGAGCCGGCCTCGAAAAACACGTCGTCGGCTGCCGGGTCGGTCGGGTCGGGCACGGGCACCTCCGGGGGCGGCGGGTCGGTGGGGTCGGCGGGCTGCACGCCGGCGACGATCGAGGCGGGGATGAGGGCGGCGATCTGCTCGAGGCGTTCGGCCGCGGCGAGTGCGCGGACGAGGCGGACCGCGGCGGCGCGGTAGTCGCCGTCACCTGTGGTGAGCTCCGCGGCCAGTGATGCGGCGGCGCGGCGCTGGACTTCGGCGGCGGTGGCGAGGGCGGCGGTGACGGCGAGCATCTCGGCGCGGTCGGCGAGCTCGAGGCGGACGGTCACCACGCGGTCACGACCGGGCGGAGCTGCTTGCAGGGGCAGCCGACGGCGGGGTCCTGGGTGCGGGCGCCGGGGATCTTGGCTTCGCAGTAGCCGTGGGGGTGCTTGCTCGCGGGGTGGGTGCAGGCGCAGTCCGGGTCGTCCTCGTCCGGGGCGCCGTCGGCCGGCTCGTGTTCGTGCTCGGCGGGCCCGTCCGGGGGGCCAGCCGGGCCGCTGGCGGGCTCGGGGGGCGTGGCGGGGGTGATGGCCAGGCCGCCGGTCAGGATCGCGGGGAGCCGCGCCGACGCCTGCGCGGCGGCGTCGGCTTTCGCCTGCGCCTCGAGCCGGACGGACACGGTGCGGGGCTGCGGGCCCTCGAGTGAGGACGGGTCGGGGCCGGGGTGCACGGTGACGCCGTCGATGGGGACGCCGTCGGGGTTGGCCGCGACGTCGCCGAGGACGAGCGCGGCGTCCAGCACGGTCGGGGGGAAACCGGGGGTGACCTGCACGGCGGCGGCGAGGGTGAACCGGGAGCGGCCCGTGTCGTCGAGCTGCCAGGCCCGGACCTCCTCCAGCAGCCGGTCCAGGTTCTCCGGCGGGACGTCGGTCAGGGTGATGTGGGCGCGGACCTCGGCGGGGTGGTGCTGCGCGCACCACGACCCGAACGCCTCGGGGTCGCTGATGGCGACCTTGGTCTTGGGGACCACGAGGGTCACGGTCCCGAGGCCGGGGATGCGGTAGGTGGGGGCGACCCCGTCCGCGCGCCAGGTGCCGACGGCCCGCTCGACGAGCTCGGCGCGTAGCCGTGACCCGAGCTCGGCGAGGACCGCGAGGTGGGCTTCGACCTCGCAGACCCGTTCGGCCAGGGTTCGGATGGGGACGCCGCTCAGGTCGAGCTCGGCGGGTTCGGTCACCGTGCACCTCCACAATCACGGCGCCGCCCGTCAACGGCGCGCACCCTGCGAGGGTACCGTGCGGGGCCGACAGGCGCCAGCCATCTGTCCCGGTGATCCGTGGCAGTCCGGTCTACCGAACTGCGCTGGCAACCGGGAGGGCGGCCAGGCGGGCGGGGTGCATCTGTGGCGGCGAGCTCGGGGGTTCGGCTTGGCCTTTGGGGTGGGTACCCACTCACCTTTTACGTCGTCGGGGCTGTGGACATTGTGGATAACCGGCCCGATTTGGGCTGCGACCTGCGCGTTTCGCCGTGCACACCCTGTGGATAACCCTGTGGACAACGGGCCAGGCAAGGGCGATGTCCGGGCGGGTGGGGCCTGTGGACGACGCCGGCATACCAGCCGAGCCACCGTCAAGCCCGGTGACGGTCCGCGACCGGCCCGGTGACAGGTAGTGGCGATACGGGGGTCAGCGGAGGGCGGCGGCGATCGCCCGCGCGCAGGTCCGGCACCGCGTCGGGCCGGGGACGGCGAGCCACGGCCCGCCGCGCGACCACCTGCGCGCATTGCGGTCGCAGAACGTGACGGGCTGCCCGGGGCGTAGGGCGTGCCAGCGGCGGCCCCACGCGTCCGGGTAGGGCTGCCCAGGGGCGCCCGGGCGGACCGAGGCGAGCCCGGCCGGCGACCAGCTCACCGGGGCCGCCCGGAGGGGATGAGGCCGAGGAGCTCGGCGACCTCCGGGTCCCACTCGATGAGCAGCGCGGCCACGGCCGCGTCCAAGGGCGGGCACAGGACCTGCCCGGCCGCGAGGAACCGGCCGCAACACCCACACCACCGGCGGGCCCACGCCCGCCGGTGGCACGCGGCCAGGGTCGAACCCGAGCAGGGCGCCGGCATCAGGCCAAGAGTGCGGGCTGGTAGGGATCCCAGGGGCGCAGCCGCGCCGAGCTGGGCAGATACAGCGGGTGCCTCGGCGCCCCCGTGCGGGTCGTGCCGAGGCACTGCCACGCGGCGGCGGCCAGGCCGTGGGCGTCCATCGCCGGCCGCACGGCGATCTTGTGGGCGCCCCACGCCGCGATCAGCGTCCCGTCGCGGTGGCCGAGGGCCTCCGCGAGCCACACCGGATTGGCGGGGCCGACCGGATCCGGGTGCGCGAGCAGCTCGGCGGGGCGGGTGGCGCGCAACGCGAACAGGTTCACGACCTGCAGCGAGCCGCACCCCCACGCGCGGGCGAAGCCGATGCACCGGCGGATCGTCGGGTCATCGGTCTCGGCGTCGGCGGTCGACGGGTTGAGCATCACGAACGTGGCGCGCGGCCCGTCGGCCCACCAGCGGGTGAGCTTGTAGCGGTAGACACGATCGCCGACCGCCGACCCGGACGGCGCCGCGAACACCTCGAACAGCCGCTCAGCCATCGGCGAGGGTGGCCTGCCGGGCCGGGTCGAAACAGGCCGCGTGCCACAGGCGCTCCCGGAGGTGGGGATGCGAGGCGGCGGGGCAGCGGCAGATCACGAACGTGTAGACCGTGGCGACCATCGGGCTCGGCCCGCACGACTGTCCGCAGGTCGGGCACGTCGACGCCCAGGTGTGCTGGTCGCCGCCGTGGCTGGCGCGGAGCAGCGGCACCAGCTCCTCGGCGGTGACGTCATTCGCCCGGCGCGGATCGGGGGCACCTTCGTGGAGCTGCCCGATCTCGTAGACCGCGGCGGCCAGCGCGTCCTTCACGCTCAGATCGTCATAGGGGGGGACGCCGCGGACCGCGTCCTGCGCTTCGTAGAGGGCGGCCGCGCGGATCTCGTGCGCCGACAAGGCCCGCACCGGCTCAGGCACGCCACGATCCCTTCGCGCATTTCCGGCAACGGTCGTCGGGGGGGAGGTCGCCCCAGGCGGTGTCGGTGGTGTCCCAGCCGTCGGTGACGTGGGCGCCGCAGATTGTGTAGCGCGCCCAGCCGGGGGTGAGCGGGAGGGCGAGATGCCAGCGCACCGGGGCCTGCAGCCCGCCCCGGTGGGGGCGGACCGCGCCGAACAGCGACGCCGCGAGCTCAGCCATCGGAACCGGCCGGGGGGACGGTCTCACCGAGGAGCTCGAGGGCGACGGTCAACGTTTCGACGGCTTGCTCGACGACGGCGGCGTGCCAGCCGGCCATCGCGTCCGGGCCCGCGTCGGCGGGGGGGACGGGGTACCAGTCGACGGCTTCCTTGACCGCCCACGTCGCCCGGCGGTAGAGGCCGGCCTGCCGGTCGACGGCGCCGCCGCGGACAGCGACCTGCACCCGGTCCGCGGCGAGCACGAGGGCCTTCGCCAGGGCGACGGTCTCCTCCCGGTCCGGCGGTGCGACGGCGGTGTCGGTCTCTTCCGCGAGGGCGCGGGCCCGGCGGATCAGGATGCGTTGGGCGAGGACGACGCTCGCGGCGACCTCCCCGAACTCGTAGCTCGACAGGTTCAGCCTGCCCGCGAGGGGGCCGGAGTCGTGGGTGCGTTGCCAGGGCTTCGGGTCTTGCAGGCCGCGCGGGGTGGACGCGCCGGCGGTGCCGAGTCCGGACCGCTGGGACACGCCGGGGCGGGGGCCGTCACCGTTGTACGGGGCCGGCGCGCGGCCGGCGACACCGTCGGGGTCCTGCGCCCGCGCCAAGGCGCCGCGGGCCAGGTCGGATGGTGGCTGGGGTGGGCGGGGGCCGTTCGCGGCGAACGCCTCGCTGCCCCGCGCGAGGGCGACGTTCACGGTGGCCTCTTCCGCGCCGAGCAGCCGGGCCAGCGCCACGCCGGAGGTGACCGGCTCGGCGTCGCGCGGCACCCCGTCGCGGGCCAACGTCCACAGGCGGTTGAGGACGGTGCGGACGTCGACGCCCGTGCGGGCGACGCGGATCTGATCGGCGCTCGCGCCGAGGTCCACGGCGATCGTCTCGTGCGCGCGGACCTCATGGGGTGGGTTGTGTTCGCGGGCCGCCCGTGCGAGCTGCGCGAGCGCGTTCTCCAGGGCGCCGGGCTGCTCCGGCACCCCCTCAAGTGGAGGCGCAATACCGGGTTCTTCGGGCGCCCGCTCGGGGACCCCGCCCGCCCCATCGGCAACAGGGGGGGCGGGCGGGGTTTCGCCGAACGGATCGCCGGCGTCAGTGGCCCACGGATCGGCCGCGACCGCGTCGGGGCCGAACGCGACGAGCCGCCGGAACTTGCTCTCCTTCGGCACCTCGGCGAACGGCACCGCCGGGTCGAACGAGCGGTCGCGGACGACCTCGATGCGGTAGGGGAGCTCAGCCTTGGACGCGAGGCCGGCGCGCAGCGCGGCGACCAGCCCGGCGTCGGTGCCATCAGCCCAGCCCGCGAGGGGCTGCCGGAGGTGCTTCGCGCGGATCACGACCCGCGCGTTGCGCTTGCCGGGGGTGGTCTCGATCGCGTCGATGAACCCGACGCCGTCCTCAACCTTGAACTCCACGCCCTCGCGCAGCTCCACGCGAACAGCCATCCGGGCACCTCCCGTTCGGCGCCCGACCGTCACCGGGCGTACCCGCTCAGGGTACCCGATGGGTCCGTCAGGACGGAAGGGCCGGGGGTGACATTCGGCGTGGGATCACCACACGGAATGTCACACCTGGGCGCGCGGCCACGGCGGGACGGGCTTGGGCCCGGTGCCGTCCCACGCGGCGGCCCAGCCCTGCGCGACCAGCCAATCGCCCAGGTCGTAGCTCGGGGAGCCGACCAGGAGCCGGACGTCCCAGCGGCCGCCGTACTTGTCCACCAAGCTCGGGGAGGTGATCACCTGGCAGGCGGTACCCGGGGGCAGGAGCGCTGTGAGGTTGGCGGTCGCCGCGTCACCGCCGGGGGTGCCGTGTTCGGCGGCGTTCAGGCCGAGCAGGCGTCCGGTGAGGTGCAGCCGGAGCGCGAAGCCTTCCGCGTAGAGGTGGAATCCGTAGTCGTGGTTGCGGTGTCGGGCCCGGCCGAGCTCGAGGTCGAGGTGCAGCGTGTCGCCGTCGATCACGTCGAGGACGGTCGCCGGGTAGGTGTAGCTGACCTTCACCGGCGGACGCGGCGACGCGCGTACGCGGGCGCGGGGAGGGGCAGGATCCGCCAGTGCCGGCCCAGCGCCCACAGGTAGATCCCGGGCCGGAGGAACGCACCCGGCGCGGCATAGTAGAGCGCCACGATCGCCCCGCCGTAACGCCTGCGGTCGAGGGGGTGCGGGGCGTGGCCGGCGCGGGCCAGGAGCCGCATCTGCGCGCTGGCGCCCATCAGCCCGGCCGGACGGCCAGCCGGCGGGCGGTGCGCCCGAGCTCGCTCATCTTCCCCGGCGCGAGGGCGATGGGGGCGGGTTCACCGCCGAACACCTGCCGCACCCCGCTGCCATCCCACACGACCGCGTAGCCGCCCGCCCCGATCTGGAACGGCACCGCCAACGCGCGCTGCCGGTCGACCGGGGCGCCGGTCGGGACGGTCGGGTCGAACCACCCGGGCAGGACGTAGTTGGAAAGGGCGACGCCGTGCGCGTCGAGGTAGGTGGTGCTCTCGACGGGGTCGCAGATCTCGTAGGCGTGCAGGACCCCGTCGCCGTCGGCGGCCCACAGGTTCACGAACGGATCCGCCAACGCTTCGCACACCTCATGGGACAGGCAGCTCGACGCCGCCACCCCGGCCTCCAGGCAGTCGGCGGTGAACACCCGCGCGTAGGGCACGCCGCCCATCTCGGAGTGGTAGCCGAGCGCCCCGGCCTCGTCGCTCGAGTCGAGGACGACCAGCACGAGGTCGACGTGCGGCGGCGGCAGGTAGGCGCTGGCCACCGGGCTCACGACGTGGCGCAGGACGGGGACGGCGATGCCGTACGCGGCGGCGAGCTCCACGGCCTGCGCCCGCAGGGAGCCGACGAGGTGCCCGAGGCCGCCGACGGGGAGTGGGACGCGGCGGGTTTGGTCGACGAGCTCGATCGTCATGTGCCCGCGCGCCGCGGGGGTCACCGGCCGGCCGGCCCGCTCGCGGTGGCCGCGGCCCGCTTCGCCTGATCGGCGAGCTTGTGGGTGACGGCGGTCGCGATCTTCTCGACGTCCGGCCCCTCGATCTGCAGCGTAACCGGAGCGGCGTTGACCGCGGCGTGGGCGACCGCGTCCGCGTGCCGGGCTTTGAGCCACGACCGGATCACCGCGTACGCGCCCGCCGCGGCCGACGCGAGGCCGCCCATCACCGCGACGACGGTGCCCTGGTCGGTGTGCAGGTGGAACAGGGCCAGGACGGTGACGACGAGGGGCGCGAGCGCGACATAGAACTCGCCGGTCGCGAATGACCTTGTGAGCGGCGCCGGCACGGCCAGCTCCGGGTCGACGCCGCCGTTCATCGGTGGACCTGCTCGAGCGCCCACAACGTGGAGGGCCCCACGATCCCGTCCACCGCGAGCGGCGAGGCGTTGCGGTCGTGGTGGTGGCCCTGGAACACGCGCACCGCGCCGTCGGTGTCATGACCGAACAGCCCGTCGCTCGCCGATTTGCTCATGCCGCAGCCCCACTGGACGAACATCACGTCGGAGCCGGCCTGCATTTCCACCCCGCGCGCGACCACGACATGCCCCGGCGGGTGCCCGGTCCGGCTGGGGGGGAACGCGAGCACCCGCGACGGCGCGGGGTGCGGGTTGTGTACCTGCGGGCGGGGCTGCGGCAGCGGGGTGCCGTGGTGCGCCCAGCCGCCGTAGTCGGGGTTCAGCACGTCGTCGACGTCGCACTGCACCCCGTCGACGTAGACCGGGTTGGCGTGCTGGAACAGGTGCGCCCCGGGGTAGAGGCGGCCGCGGGACCACGCCTCGGTCTGCCAGCGGTGCGCGGCCAGGCCGGCGCGGGTCATCGCCTCGACGACGTCGTGCGAGCCGTACACCCCGACGCTGTAGGCGCCGATGCCGCGGTGCGCCCCGGTGAGGTACAGCTCGATCGCGCCGAAGTTGCGGGTGTCCTCATCGACCGCGAAGTAGATCGCGGCACCGGGGGGTGCGCCGCAGGCGTGGGCCTGCGCGGCGGCGGTGCGGGCGTCGCTCTCCCCGCCGACGGCGCCGCCGGTGGTGGCCCGGTTCGCGGCGGTCTCCCACACGAGCGCGATGTCCAGGCCGGCGGCGCGCAGGCCCGCGGCCTCCTGCGCGGTGAGGTCCTTGCTCGGGGAGCCACCGAGGTAGCGGATGACCAGCGAGTATCCGGCGGCCTTGATGTGGCCGGGGTTCGGCCGGCCCCACGAGTAGTCGACGCCGCGCGTCACGACGCCGCCTTCTTGGGCTTCTTGATCGGGGTGACCGGCGCGGCGGGGTGGTGGCCGGTCTGGGGTGGGTGGCCGGTGATCTGCACGCCGATCATGTCGAGGTCGGCCGGCCCGCCGGCGTGGCCTTGGAGGAGGACGGTCACCGCGCCCTGCGCGGATGCGACGAGATCGCCGGCGAGCTCCACCGCGAGCGCGATGAGCCGGTCGGCTTGGGCGAGGTCGGCGGCGGTGAACCCGTCCCCGGCGTCCAGCGCGGCGGTGTTCGCGGCGAGGAGCGCGTCGGACAGCGCGACCGGGAGGTCGGCGAGGGTGACCGGGGGCTGCCCGCCACGCGGCACCGAACAGGACCAGCTCATGAGATGCAGGCTACTCAACGCCCGGCACACCTCGGGCGTGTCGCGGCGTGTCGGCTCGGCCTGCGCGGCCGCGGGGGCGGGGCAGATCACGAGGAGGCAGGTGCGGGTTGAGGTGACGGTCGGCCCCGGCCTGGTCGCCGTCGCCGTGGTCGTGGCGGTGCTGGTGGCTGTGGTGGTGGGGCCGGGGGCGCTCGACGGGCGGGGCACTTCGACGATGACCGTCGGGGGCACGACGGTGACATGCGGGGCCGGCGCGGTCAGCACGACCCGCGCACCGGCCGGGCCGACCGATCCGGCCGGGCCGACCGGCCCCGGAGTCCCTGCGGGGGCGCCGGTCAGGAGCCGCCACAGGACGACCGCGCCGATCGTCAGGACGGCGGCGATCAGGGCGAGCCACCGGGGCCGCGACACCTCCAGCGGCTCGGTCATCGGCGGGCCACCGCCCTGGGACGCAACGCGGCGAGATCGCCGGCGACGTCATCGACGCGGACCTCGACGGCGGTCAGCCGTTCCCGCAGGCGCGCGGGCCGGTCCTCCGGGTCGGGCGGCCCGTGCCCGTTGCGGCCGTTGCGGCGGTGGCGTAGCGCGGTGACCGCGCCGACGCCGGCGGTGACGAGCATCGCCAGTCCGACGAGGATCGCGGCCACGCCGGTCGTCGGGTCCGCGACACCGCCCGCGGGCACGGTCAGCTCCAGGAGTGCCAGAAGAAGTTGACCGTCGCCCCGCCCATCGCCGCGCCCGACCGGTCGTAGAACCTGGCGGTGATGTTCGCCGCGTCGATCGCCACGATCGAGTACGACCCCCACGTGTTCGTGGTCGTCGCGCCGAGCAGCACGGTGGCGGGGATCGGGTTGCCGGCGCCGTGGTTGTGCGCCCACGCGACGGCGCCGGAGCCGTCGAGGAGCCGGTTGGCCTGCGCGCCGCCGTTCTCCAGGGTGCCGACCTGGACGTGGCGGGGCACGTTGGACGCGAAGCCTTGCAGGGTCAGCCCGGTCGAGAGGGTGAGCTGCCCAGCCTTGGACTCCACGCCGGTGCGGTGCAGCGAGTTGGCGTTGTCGGCGTACAGGGCGGCGAGGTCGGCGGTCAGCCCGGCGATCGAGCTCTCGGGGAGGGTGGCGCCGCCCCACACGGCGATGAGCTGCCAGCCCGACCCGGGCACGTCGAGGAACACCTGATGGGTGTCGGTCGCGACGTAGAACCGTGGGGCGAGGCCGGCGGCGGGGCGGGCGCTGAACGTGCCCGACTGCCCGATCGCGCCGAGCGCCTCCAATTGCGCGACGAGCTGCTCGTACTGCGGGCGGGTGAAGGGGTCGGAGCCGGCCGACGGGTCGGGGATCCCCAGCCGCGGGCTGTTCGTCACGGTCATAGCGCAGGGCCTCTCATCAGGGGAGGGTCGACTCGATGACGTCCCAGGAGCCCGCCGCCTCCAGCGCATCCCAGGTCGGGTAGTGCGCCTCGATCGTGTCCCACGACGCCGCGTAATGGGACACCACGAGGAGGTAGCCGGCCGGTTTCGCGTCCGCCGCCACGATCGCGGCCAGCACCGCCGCGTCGTCGGGGGTCTCCGTGGACAGGGTCTGCACCCCGATCAGCCACGGGCTCCCGCCGTAGAACGGGACGATCACGCAGTGCTTGCTGCCGGTCAGCGCGGACCGCGCGGCGACGGCCATCGACTCCGCCGTGCCGGCGGCCCAGCCGGCGGCCGCGCCGGCGACCGCGGCCCGCTGCACGCTCTCGGGCCAGGCAGGATCCACGCGGGCGCCGACGAGCAGGCCCAGCCACGGGAGCCACCCGAGGTCCGCGGTGGCCGGGTCGACGAGATCGCTCGAGCGCCGGCCGGGGCCTTCTTCGGGGGGCAGGTAGTTCAGCCGGTCGAACAGCACCGCGAGCGTGTCGGCCTGATCGCCCAGCAGGCTCAGGTAGCGGAGCAGCGGCCATGCCTGCGCGTTCGCGGTGCGCACCCCCGGGGTGGTCGGGCCGAAGGGCAGGGGGGGGAGGCCGAGGGTGGCCCATGACCCGAGCCACAGGGGCGCACCCCCGAGCCGCGGGCCGGGGTTCGGGGGTAGGGGCGGGTCGGTGGCGGCGTCGCCGTCGCGGTAGAGGGCGGGGAGCAGCCCGTACACCCGCTCGGTGGTGGGGGTGACCGTGGGCGCGCTCATCAGCCGGAGGTGACCGCGACGGTGAGCACCCCGGCCGAGGCGAGCGGCCCGGCGCCGGCCAGCGGCAGGTCCCCGCCCGGGACCGTGACCGAGTTGACGCGGTCGACGCCCGGCACGGCGCGGATCTGCGAGATGAGCTCGTTGACGTACACCTCACCGGCGAACGGCCACGACGCGGGAGACAGGTAGGCGCGCAGCGCGGCCTGCACCGCCGCGGCGGCGGTCGCGTCGGTCAGGGTGTTGTCGCGGTGCACGCTGCAGGTCACGTCGACGACGGTCAGCGTCGGGTCCAGCAGGTGCACGGCGAGGCCGCCCTGCTGCCGGGGGGCCAGCGCGGCGGTGACGGCGCTCTGCACGGTGCCGCCGACGGCGTTACCCGCGGAATCTGTCAGCACGAGGCTCAGGTTTCCGATGGCGGCGGGGTCGGGGCCCACCGGGTCGTAGAGGTCGATGCCGAATGCCCGTCCGACACCGGGGACCGCGAGGGCGGCGGCGACGAACTGCGACGGGCGGACCAGCGTGGTCGTGAGGGTGGCGAGGAGCTCCGCGCCGCGGGTCAGGTAGCTCTGCGACGTTTCGGGGTCACGTCCGCCGGCGAGCACCGCCTCGAGGTCCACGGCGTCGAGCCACGCGACCGCGTCGAGCACCTGCAGCGGGGTGCCCGCGGCGAGGCCGTTGAGCGTTGCGCCGAACGTGTCGCCGGTCACCGCCGCCGTCCCGGTAGTTGAGGCGGGGGGGATGAGCGCGTCGAGGTCGGTGGTGAACGTGGCCAGGGTGCCGTCGCCCTGCAGGTAGCCCAGCCGGGTACCGGCCGGCAGGAGATGCCCGGCCGCGTCGCTCGCGGTGAACGTGATCGTGCCGGTGGGGGGGGCGCCGCTGTCGCGGGGCAGCTCGAACAGGCCTCCGAGCAGCGCTTCGAGCAGCGCCCCGGGCAGCCGGTTGACCGCGACGATCAGCTCCGCGATGACCACGGCGTAGGACTGCGCGATCACGACCTCGGTGTCGCCTTCCCGCGGCGACCAGTCAGGGAACCGGGACGTGGCGTCGGCGAGGAACGCCTCGAACAGGGCCTGCGGGTCGCGGTCGTCGAGGGTGAGGTCCACGAACTGGCTGACGTCGGGCACCGGCACGGTCAGACCTCCGATCCGGCCAGCACGCCCTGCGCGCCGGACGCGAATGTGACGGTGACGTCCATGACCTGCCCGGCCGGCCCGAGCTCGACGTCGTCGACGTGGACGTCGGGGGGGCCGAACAGGCCGAGCTGCGCGTTGAGGAGCGCCGCGTCGACGCTGCCGTCGGCGAACAGGGGGGTCGGCATGCCGAAGTCGGGGACGAGCTCCCGTTCCCCGCGCACCGTGCCGAGGAGCACGACGATGGCCTGCGCGGCTTCGGCGTCCGACCCGGACGGGACGGTCGCGATGCGGCCGGCCGGGGTCAATCGGAACGGCACGGCGAGCAGGTCCACGCCGCCCATCATTGCCGACCGAAGGCGTTGACCCCGGCAACCGCGGCCTGCCAGCCGCGACGCTACCCGAGGCGGGACACGCTCAGCTCGCAGGAGATCACCTCGAGCAGCCCGCCGGGGTCGCCGAACAGCGGCATGAACGCGCCGAGCCCGTCGCCGGCGGCGTACCGCCACGGCGGCAGGCTGCACGACAGCCCGGCGGACACCGGCGGCGAGGCGGGGGTGCCGTAGCTGTTCGACACTTGCCCGGGGGCGCTGCCGGCGGTGTCGGCGAACAGGTCGAGGGTGATCGTCGAGCCGGCCGGGGCGCCTTGGAAAACGACGGCGAGCGTGCACCCGTACACGCCCGGCGCGTCGAGCACGATCTCTTCGCGGCCCGCGTCCCAATGCCAGGTGACCGCGCCCTGCTCCTGGTCGGGCACCGAGAGCGGGAGCTGCCCGACCGGGTGGAACGTGACCCCGGCGCGGTGCCGCGCGGCGCCGGTGAACCCGCCGGGCTGGGTGAGGTTCGCGAGGATCGCGAGGTCGTCGATCGAGGAGCCGAGCGCGGCGACGAGCAGCAGGTCCCCGGGCGCGGCCGGTATGCCAGGTGGCATGAGAACCGGGCCGACCGCGTGGCTGCGGGCCGTACGAGGGACCACGACATAGACCGAGCCGTCGAGGCCGACGCGGGCGACCTGCGCGCGTTCGACGCCGGCCATCAGAACGGGAGCCGATTCAGCTTGCCCGCGAGCCCGCCCTCCGGGGTCTTCCCCTGCGCGCGGATCACCCCGCTCGCGCTGTAGCTCAGCTCGGGGAGCAGCCCGCCGCGCGACCAGCCGCCCGAGCTCTCGACCCGGTAGGCGCCGCCGACCGCGGCGATGCACCGGCCATCCCCGAGGCTGATGGCGACCTGCCCGGGCACGAACGTGCCGCCCCCGGCGTCGTCGCCGACCCCGGGGATCCGCAGGTGCGGCGGCCCGGCGGTGGCCGGTGAGCGGTTGAACAGCAGGGCCCCGCGGATCGACTGCGCCCGCCCGACGTCGACCAAGCCTTCGAACTCGGCGCAGTCGCCGTACAGGCCGGCCGGGGAACGAGACAGGGCGACACCGACGCGGGCGCCGGCCCACGCGACGAGCTCCGCCCCGTCGAACGATCCCCCGACGCTGCCGTGGCCGGTCTGGGTCAGCGCCTGGGTGACGAACAGCAGCGCGGACGGCGCGGTCAGCGACAGGGGGAACCCGGGGCCCGCGCCGAACCCGAGACTGTCCAGCCCGCCCGGCCCCGCCGTCGCCGCTTGCGGGGGCTGCGGGGCGGGGTCGACGGGGGTGCACGCGGTCACCGTGGCGGGCACGGCGTCGGCCAGCGGCAGGTCGAGTTGGGTGACGAGGTATTCGGCGGTGAACGTCGGCACGGACAGCAGCTTGAGGGTGCCGCCGGGGATCAGCTCGAGCGCGAGGCTGTCGGCGACCGGGGCGGTGATCGTGCACGGCTGCGTCGGATCATCCGCCGACCGGCGGCAGGCGGGCAGCCCGAGCACGGCCGGGTTCCCGCGCCAGTCCACCGGCACCTTGGGTTGCCGGTCGATAAGCCACGTCGGCTGCGCGAAATACACGACCCCGGCCGAGACGAAACAGATGTAGCCGATCTCCGTCGCGAGGCGCTGCCACACGTCGTACTCGCTCTCACCCGGCTGGCCTTGCTGCGGGCCCGCCCTCGTGATCGACGCCCGCACCGGCGAGGGTTCGGCGACCACGCGCAGCCCGACGGCAGCCGCGCCGACCGCGACGTACTGCGACGGGCTGACATGCGCCCGGACGAGCTCACCCTTCTCGGCGCGGGCCTTCTGCGCGCCGGCATCCCTGGCTTCGATCGACAGCGCCGGGACACCGCCGGGGCCGCTCGCGTTGATCTCCATCACCGCGACGGTGAACGCGAGCACCCCCGCATATGACAGGGGCGCGCCGACGTGCAGCACACCGGAGCGCAGGATCGTCAGGTCGGGGTCGAGCACGGTCAGGGTGAGCGTCGACACCTCGCTGATTGACAGGCTGAGGCTGCCCGACGTGGTCGCGTCCGACAAGGGTGCGGGCGTGTTCCCGCGGACGGTGATCCGGCCGATGCGCCCGCCGGGGGTGAGGTCGGGTAGGGCGCTCACGGGATTTTCAGGACCTGCCCGACGCGCAGCGCGGCCGGGTTACGGATCCCGTTCGCCGACGCGATCTGCGGCCAGCGGGAGGCGTCCCGGTAGACCTTGATCGCGATGCCGAACAGGGTGTCGCCGGAGCGCACGGTGTAGGTGCGCGGCGCCGCCCGGGTCGGCCGCGGGTTGCTCGAGGAGCCGCCGGGCGCCCGGCCCGACGCCGGGGCGGGTGGCGGTGCGTGCCCGCCGGAGACAGGCCCGACGCGGGCGGGGAGGTCCGACGCGCGGGTGAGGGTGAGGGACGCGAGCGCGCGGCCGACGTCGTTGCTCGCGGTGCGCATCTGGACGGCGAACTGCAAGCCGGTGATGCGCCACCGGCCGCGTTCCGGGCCGCCGTGCCGGAAGGTCACCGCGGTGCCGTCGGCCGCCCAATGCGCGAGGAGGTCCACGAGGTGCTGCACGCTCATCGTCCAGTCGCTGTAGGCGAGCAGGATCGACCCCGCCCACGTCGGCAAGCTCCGCCCCGAGCTCAGGAGCAGCGGCGATGTGCCGGTGCGGCCGAGCTGCGTCCAGGGCTGCGCGAAGCCGTCCAGGGTGGCCTGCACCGGCGCGAACGGCAACGGCAGGACCTCACCGATCGGGCTGACGATCAACGCCTTACGCCGCGCCGCGGGCCGGGCGAGAGCGGCGGACGGGACGCGGACCCGGACGGTGGCCATCAGTGCGCCCCGAACCGGCCGGCCGGCACGCGGGCACGTTCGATGGCCTCACGGCTGCCGCGGCGCACGCCGCGGGCGACCGCGTCCTCGATCTCCCCGGGGGTCGCGTTGCTGCCTTGGACGACGACCGCGCCCGGCGCCAAGGTCACCTCGATCCGCACCCCGCCCAGCCCGATGCCGGCGCCGCCGGCGCGGGGGGTTGGGGTGTCGCCGACGGCCATGTGCAGGTGCCGGGAGGGGCCGGAGCCGTGGAACTCCGCGAACGCCCCGGCGGCGCGGGCCGCGTTCGCGTAGGCGCCCAGCCCGGGCCCGACGAGGTCCAGCGCGCGGCCCCGCGCGTGGTCGCTGGCAGGGCTGCCAAGGCCCCAGGTGCGGTAGCCGGAGGTGATCTTCACGCCGGGCGCGGCGCCGGCGATCGCGTTGTGGAACGCGAGCGTGCGGCCGAGGTCACCGCCGCGGGCGCGGGGGGTTGGGGTGTCGCCGCCGCCGGTCACGAAATGCCAGACGTTCCCGCCGGCGTGGGCGACGTTGCCGACCGCGTGCAGCACGTTGCCCGCGGCGTGGGCGAGGTTCCCCACCGCGTGCGCGACGTTGCCGATCGCGTGTTCGATCGCCGCGATGATCGGCTGGATGAACGTCCACACGTCGGCGACGACCCGCTTGATCAAGCCCCAAACCTGCCGCCAGTGGGTGGCCAGGTAGATCAGCGGCATGACCGGGCCGAGGAGGACCTCACCGATGAGCAGGAGGTGGCGGCGGACGAAGTTGTAGGCGCCGACCGCCACGAACTCGATGGCGTGCCACACGGTCCGCCAGTGCCACAGGAGCAGCACGACCGCGGCGACGAGGGTGCCGATCGCGACGGCGATCGCCCCGATCGGGTTCGCGAGGATCGCAAGGGTGAGCGCGTCGATCGCGCCGGACAAGCTGAACGTGGCGATCGCGGCGGCGCCGGCGCCGATGCCCCAGGCGACGAACCCGGCCGCGACCCCGGCCAGGACGGACAGGGTGACGTCCTTGTGGTCGGTCAGCCATTTGAGCGGGCCGAGGACCGCGGTCAACGCGATGAGCAGCGCCCCGCCGGCGATGCGCGCGGCGATGCCGAGGTCACCGGCGTAGTCGCGCCAGAGCTGCTTGCCGATGCCGATGGCCTTGTTGAGGTCGTCGAGGAGCCGGTGGGCGAACGCGGACCGGGCGAACTCGCTCCACAGGCGGGGCAGGTTCGTGGTGAGCCACGCGACGCCCTTAGTGAGCAGCGGCATGATCCGCAGGCCCATCGAGACGGCCCAATCCTCAAGCTGCGACTTGAGCTTCTCATACCAGCCGCGCAGCGTCTTCGCGTGCTCGGTGGCGGCGGCCTGCGCCGCGTTCGCGGCGAGGACCTGCCGGGTCGCGACCGCGAGGCCGGGCGCCCCGGCGAGCACCACCGAGTTCATGGCTTCGGCGGCCCCACGGCCGAACAGCATCGTTTCCGCGAGGAGGCGCTGCTTGTCGCTCATCTGCGCAAGGCGGGGGGTGAGCTGCCGCAGGACGGCGGCGAACCCGACGAACCGGCCGTGCGCGTCGAACAGCCGCAGCCCGAGGGCCTTCACGGCGGCGGCGGTGGGCTTCGACGTGCCGAGCAAAGTGGAGATGGCGCCGTTGACGACCATCAGCCCGCGCGAGCCGACGATGCCGTGCTGCGCGAGGTCGACCATCAGCGATCCGGTCTGCGCCAGTGTCGGGGCGGCGATCCCGAGCCGCGAATGCAGCCGGGCCAGGACGGTCGCGAGGCCGTCCACCGAGGAGCCGGTGGACCGGGCGACGTTGAACAGAATGTTCGTCGCGCTCGCGGCGTCCTCGGTGCGCAGCCCGTACGCCTGCATGACCGTGGCGAGGGTGGCGGTGGCGGCGCCGAGCTTCGTGCCGGTCGCTTCGGCGAGCACCTCGGCGGAGTGCAGGAACTCCACGGCGCTGCCCGTGGTGAGCACGCCGCCGGACAGGTGCGCGATCACACCGGCGACCGGCCCGAGCGCCTCGGCCATCTGCTTCGCGCTGAACGTGGAGTGCCCGCCGGTCGCGAGCAGCGCCTGCCCGAGGGCCTTCGTCTCACCCGCGGACAGGCGGGCGGCGCCCTGCACGCGGGCCATCGAGTCTTGGAACCGGACCGCGCTGATCCCCGAGGCGACGCCGAAGGCGAGGACGGCGGCGCCACCCCACTTCGCCGCGGTCACCGTGGCGCCCAGGCCGGCGGCGAGGCCGGTGGAAAGGCCGGCGCCGACCTTGCGGCTCGTGGCGCCGAACAGGGACGCCTCCCCGGTGGCGCGCCGCGCGCCGGCGCCCATCCGGTCGAACCCGCCGCCGGCGCGGGTGGAGGCGGCGGCGAGCCGGTCGATCGACGCCCCGAGCGATGTCATTTCGGAGCGGAGCGCGACGATCGGGGCGGTCAGCTCGTCGCGCAGCGAGGCGACGAGGACAAGGGGCTCGACGCCGCCGGGCACGCTCACCGTGCAGCCGCCTCCTCAGCGGGGCCGGTTGGCCTCCTGGTGGTCATCATGGAGGACGTGGGCGGCGGCCTGCCGCAGCTCGTACTCGGCGCGTGTCGAGCCGAGGACGGCCATCAGATCGGCGCGGGTCCACCACGCGACCCGCGCCGCGGACTGGAGGATCGGGTGCGCCGCTATCCGGGCGACCCGCGCCTGGGAGGGTCCGGCCGGAGCACCCCGAGGTCGTCGTCGTCGAGCTCGTCGGCGGGCTGCGCCCACCCGGACGCTTGCAGCACCGCGTCGCTCGCGGCGATGACCGCGGAGTCTTGGCCGTAGAACGCGAGCGCGCACGCCGCCGCCGACGCGGTCTTGTAGATGTCGAGGAGCTCGCCGTGATTGAACCGGACGGGGAGGCCGGCCGCGTCCACGACCTGCCCGCGCGGGCTCAGGATGCCCTCGCACGCTTTGACGACGACGGCGGTGGCGAACGCGAGCGCGTCGAAGCTGTCGGGGTCCAGGCCGAGCGCCCCGGCGACACCGGCGCCGCCGCGGCCTGGGCGGCGGGCCTGCTTGCGGCACGCCTGCACCTCCGCGTCGGAGAGGTTCGCGCGGTAGCGGACACCGAACCCGGGACGGCCCGGAACCGCCAACGTGATCATGCGGGTTTCGACGTCGGCGGTCAGCGACGCGGTGAGCTCCTCGAGCATCGTCGGGCCGCCGCCGTCGTCGATCGGGACGTACGGGTCGGCGCCGGACGCCGTCATGCGCAGCGCACCCGCAGGCGGGTCGGGCGGCGAGTCTTGGGGGGCGGTGAGGTCAGCATCGAAATCGGGCACGGGGAATCCTCCACGGGCAGGCCAGGGTCCGTCACCCCGGGCGTCGCGGGTCAGCCTACGGCCAGCCCGGGCTCGCGGAGCTCGGACAGGCCGATGCCGTAGCAGGCGCACCGACCCGAGCAGTACCAGCGATCGACGGCCGGGGGCCAGTGCACGGCGAGCCACCCGGCGCGGGGGCGTCCGCGGCGTCCGGGCTGCCCGCAGTCGGCGTGCTGGCATTCGGGGTGCCGGTAGCCCGGCCCCTCATCGGGCACGGGGCCGTCGAATGGATCCACAAGCCGGGACGGTAACGCCCGGCTGCGACAGGAACGGCCCGCGGCGGGGCTGTGCGGGCCGTGGCGGGCCCAGCGGGCTCAGCTCAGGTGGAGGCGCCGGGGGTGAGCTCGAGGCTCCAGGTGGCGCCGGTGCCGCTCGCGGCGTCGACGTCGGGGGGCATCACCGAGGTGAGCAGGGCGTCGGGGAAGGTGCGGCTGTTCCCGGCGATCACGACGCCGTTCTCGTCGACGTCGTGAATGTGCACGACGAGCCGCGAGCGGCCGACGCCGGCGAGCATGCGCTGCAGGGCGGCGAAGTGCTGCCGGGCCCGGTAGGGGCGGATCAACGTGATCGCGTCCCACTCCGGCGGCCCGCCCAGGGTCTCCGGGCTGGTGGCGCCGCCGTCCCATTCCTTCGTGACCGCCGAGACCCGCTTCTGCCCGGTGACCTGCCGCCAGTAGCCGTCGATGCCCTCGACCTGCGCGAGGAACTGACGCTGGGTCGAGATCGTGGTCCCGGTCTGCGAGCTCACCACGGCACGTCACCTCTCACAGGCTGGCCGTCAACGCGGCCTTGGTCAGCAGGATATTGATGCCGGTCGCCGACGGCGAGGGGCGGATCGTGACCAGCGCCGCGACCTTCCCCTGCGCGAGCAGGGTCGGGGTGTTCACGGTCGCGGACACGTCGATCGCGTAGCCGGGATCGAGCTCGGCGAGGCTCACCGCGTCGACGCGGGGGTAGAACGCGCCGGCGCCGGCCATCGGCGCGAGCACGCCGCGGATCGCGCCGGCCAACGAGGCGAGGTAGCGGCCCTGCCCGTCGACGGTGCCGAACTCCAGATCCTCCACGGCCGCGCCGAGCTGCACGGCGACGAAGTTGACGAGGTCCCGGTACTTGAGGAGATCCCAATCGGCGGCGTCGGTGGACAGGGAGCGGGCGCCGTAGACCTCGGGGCGTCCGGCGATCACGCGGATCACGGTGACGTGCGCATCGTCGAGCGCGTCGCCGTCGATCGACCCGACGCTGTTGCCGGCCTCGACGCCGGTCAGGAACTTCGAGCGGGTCAGGGCGCCGGCGGCGGCGCGCCACACACCTTCGGCGAGGATCGCGGAGGTGCGGCCGGCGGCGTAGAAGCCGTCGGGGGGCACGGTGTAGCTGACCCCGTTGTCGCTGTAGGTGACCCACGGCCACACCAGCGTCAGGAACGAGCCGGGCGCCCCGGCTGTGACGAGCGCGGCGGCGGCGGCCTTCGCCGCGGCCTGCGACGCGCCGATCGGGGTGTGGAGCACGCCGATGCGCGAGTTGGCCTGGCAGTGCGCCAACACCCCCGCGCCGACGGTGGAGCTGTCGTAGCCGGGGATCGAGACGATGCCGGTGCCGAGCTCGGGGGGGAACAGGTCGTCGAGGACGTCGACGAGATCCGCGGCGGCCAGGCTGGCGCGGTCGTCGGTGCCGGCGGTCAGGGCGAACACGCCGACCTTCGGGTTGTTGTTCGGGGCGGCGGTGACGCTCGCGGCGTCCGTCGCGTCGACCAGCACTGAGGCGGTCAGGGCTGCAGCGGCGGCGGCGGGGGAGGTGAGGCCGCGGTAGATCTCCACGACGGATCCGTCGGCGAGGGCGACGGTGAGGTCGAACGTGCCGGCGACGAGCCCGTCGGCGACGGTGAGGCCGACTTGGGAGGACCAGGAGCCTTCACTCGCGGCGGTGACGTTCAGGGTGACCAGGCCCGGTGACGCGGCGCGGTCGTGGAGGGCGAACGCGCCCTTCGTGGCGCCGGCGCCGACCGCGCGGCCGAGGCGGATGAACGCGCCGCCGTCCTCGAAGTGGGTTCGGATCGCGTGATAGGCCCACGAGTAGGGCTGGGGGGTGCCGCACAGGCGGGTGAAGTCGGCCATCGAGCGGAGCTCGATGGGGGCGGTGGTGTCGCCGCGTTCGGTCAGGCCGGCCAGGAACAGGCACGCCTCGTCGGGGACGTCGAGCGCGGCCGGGCCGGAGGACGCGGCGACGGTAACCGTGGTACCGGGCATCAGCTCTCGCCTTCCCCTTCGGGCTCATCAGCAACGGCCGGGGTCTTGCCGCGCAGCGCGGCGAACGCCGCGGCGGCCGGATGGTCGTCGGGCACCTTCCGCTCGATCACGACCAGCGACCCGCCGGCGATGCGGTTGGCGGCCACCGGGTCTTTGCTGTCGGCCACGCCGTACTCGCCGCCGCCGAGCTGCCCGCCGGCCGCATTCAGCGCGACCGGCGTCCGGCCCGGGTTGCACACCACGACGCGCGTCACACCGGGCAGTCTGGCACCCCGGCCGCCCGGGGGGCGGGCAGCGGGCGTGCGGGTCACGGCGTGTCGAACGGTCCGACCGTGACCGTGACCTGGCTGACGGGCGCGATCTCGGGTAGGCCGAGGCGCTCGAGCGCGTCGACCTGCAGGTCGAACGCGAACACCGCGACGGTGCCGCCCAGGGTCTCGTCGGTGCCCACCGGGCTGTAGTCCTCACCCCACGGCCCCTGATACACCACGTTCAGCCCGGGCGCCGGGGCGCAGCCCGATAGGAGCACTTGCCGCACGGCGAGGCCGAGGCGTTGCTGCACCGCGCGGGTCAGCTCCCACCCATCGGCGCGGACCCAGCCGTACACGCGCACGGCGTAGCGGACCTCGAACTCCCGCGCCAACACGTCCAGGCCGTCGGGGGGGGTGGGCGGGTCGTGTTCGTCGACCCACTTGATGCCCAGCACGCGGGGGGCTTCGACGGCGAGCCACGGCCACAGGTCGGCCTCGACCGTGTCGGCCGGCGGCGGGCTCGAGCTCACGAGCTGGGGGACCAGCAAGGCCCGGGCTTTCGTGTCCGACGCGTCGGAGCCGTCGGCGAGGTCGCCGAGCCCGGCCGCGAGGAGGTCGATCTGCGCGGCGACGTTCGCGGAGAGGAACGCCGCGAGAGCGCGGGCGACGGTCTCCGGGCCGAGCATGCCTTCACAGTAGGGCGCCCCCGGCGGGCTGCGGGGGCGGCGGGCCGGGGGCGTCGTGTCGGAGGTGCGAGCCACCCGACACTCGAGGGTAGGACGGCCCCGGCGCGCAGGGTCGAGCCGACGCGCCGGGGCCGAACTTGCCGACCATCCGCGTTCGGGCCCGCTGTGCAGCACGCCCCCCACGAGAGGTCGCGCCCAGGCTACGGGACGACCGGCCGGTCGAAGCTCGTCAACGCGCCCGTCAGGCACCATCTTTGGAGAACCTTCACCCACGCGACCCGGGTCGGTCGGGGCAGGTCGACCGGCCGCCGGCGAGGCATCCGGTCGGTGCCGAGCTGGTGCCAGTGCGCGTAGTCGACGTCAGTGCCCAGCACCATCTGGTGGGGTTCGATGACCCGGATCTGCGGGCCCTCCGTGAGTGAGCGGGCGAGGTCGCCGGTGCGTTGCAGGATCGGCTTGCCCGGGTAGTGCGCCGCCTTCCACGCCGCGTAGCGATCCGAGAGCGGGCGCCAGCCGCCGGACAGGCCGCCCTGGGTGGCGAACTGCTTGCGTTCGGTGTCGAGGAACGACTCGGCGAGCATCTCCCACGCCGGCGTCGCGTCGACGGTGGCGAGCTCGATCCGCCCGAGGCGGCGGTCGATCTGCCGCTCGCCGAGGAGCTCGAACCGGAACACCGACGGCACGAGGCGCCGCTCAGAATCCCATGCGCCGGTTGTTGGCGTCGCGCAGGAACGGCGTTGAGGCGACGACGGCGGGGCCGAGGTTCTGCGCTTCGACGTCGGTCTCCGCGGCCGGCTCCTGCAGGTCCAGCGCGGTCAGCTCGGCGCGAACATCACTGGTGAGGGCGGCGAGGCCGGTGGTGTAGCGGTTGAGGAGGACGGCGGCGTAGCGGGTGTCACCGGCCTTGGCGCGTTCGGGGTGGGTGACGTCCTCGAGCAGGCTGGCGGCGTAGAGCTCGGCGAGGGAGCGGGCGCGTACGGCGATCTGTTCGAGGAGCTCAGGCTGGCCGGGGTCGGCGGGTGTCGCGTCAGGGTTGCCGCCGAGCCGGGTGTAGCCGCGGATCCCGAGGCCGATCTCGGCGGCGGCCTCGTCGATCCAGCGGGCGAGCTGCGTGTCGTTGACGCGTTGCACCGCGCTCGCGCCGGCGGGGCGGGTGCCTTCGGCGACGGACAGGACGAGGGTTCGGGCGCCGTCCGGGGTCGCCCCCCAGGGGGCGTCCATCAGGTCAGGTCGAAACGGCGCCGGTGACGTCGACGCCCCCGGCGGTCTCGTCGAGGCCGAGCTGCTCGCCGGTGTCGGGGTCGAACCCGATGCCGCGGATCACCGATACGCGGGGCCGGCGGCGGGCGGTCTCGAGGTCATACACGCGGCGGGCGTCGCCGGGGTTCTGCCCGACGTGGCCGACGAGCTCCCCGGCGTCCATCTCCGCGAGCTCCTGATCGGTCACGACGGTGGGGGCGACGACCCTGGTGGTGCCGGCCTGGATCTGCCCGGGCTGGACGAGGGCGCCGGGCACGCGGTGGAGCTCGGCCTCCGACACTTCGATGATGTCGCCGTACCAGCCGAGGTTGTGCACGGCCATCTTCGCGCCGGGGACCATCGGGTTCGGCTCGATCGTCGTCCAGCCGTACGCGTCGAGCGCGACCTGCGCTTTGACCAGCCGATCGCCCACCGTCGTGTCCTCTCGTCGCAAGTGCCTCGCCCGGTCCGGCCCCAGGGAAACGGGCCGGCTCAGGTAACGCCGGTGATCCGGTAGCAGCTCTTCGGGTCGGTGATGTAGATCGACACCGGACGCGCGGCCTGCACGAGCCGGCTCTCCCGGTCGGGCTCGTCGATGACCCGGCTGTAGAACGGGATCTCGTCGCTGATCGACCCGGCCACCCGGCCCGACACGAGGATGACCTCGTCGTCGGTGACCCGGTTCGTCGGGTACCACGTCAGCCCGAGCACGTTCTGCAGCTCACCCGAGGCGATCGGGTTCGGCACCGTCGGCCGCACACCTTCGCGGGGGAGCAGCGACAGGAGCGTGGCGTTCGTGATCATCTTCAGGTGCGTCGTCGGGGTGATCAGGGCGTCGGTGATCCGATACCCCATGTCGAGTTTGTCGACGGCGGTCATCCCGGTCTGAATGTCCTTCACGATCGAGCCGGGTGTCGCCGCCCACGAGCCCGCGGCCGCGCCGGTGAGGATCGGGGCGGCGCGCAGCGCGGCGATCGCGTTGCCGTCGACCTTCTTCACGATCGTGTTCGAGAGCTGGGTGAAGCCGCGCGCGAGGACGTCGCGGCGGTCGCGGCGGATCTGCTCGTAGCTGTAGCGGGCTGCCCCGCCCCACTTCGTGACGCGGGCGACCAGCGGTGCGGCCTCGAGCTGGTTGAGCACCGGGAACTCCATGCCCGGCTCGATGCTCTGCACGTCGCGGCCCATGTAGAGCTCGTTCGCGAGGACCTGGTCGTAGATCACGGCGCCGCCGGTGGCGGTGGGGCCGGGGGTCAGGATGCGGTCGGCGATGAACCGCTGCGCGGCGAGGTCGGCGATGACGTGCTCGACGCGGGCCGGGTTCTGCAGGAACCAGTCCATGCTGACCCGGATGCCCGACACCGTGGGTGCCAGCGGGGGGAACAGGTCCGGCATTGGTCTCTCCTGCCGTAGTCGGGGCGAGCAGTCTCAAGCGGCCCAGCGCGCCAGTCAGGTGCGCTGGGATCGGTCGATGTCAGCCTTCGTCGCGTTCGCCGCGTCGTGCAGCGCCGTGCCCACCGCGACGACGCCGGTGCCGGCGACGTAGGGGATCGCCTGCCCGGTCGCGTCGCTCATGACGAGCTGCCCCGCGGTGAGCGCGGCGCCGGCCATGACCTGAACGATCTTGTGGGGGGCGTGCCACACGCCGACGTCGGTCGGGGCGGCGATGATGGTGGCGCCGGTCGGGTCGGCGTCGCGGGTGCTGACACCGAACGCGGACAGGCCGGCGCCGCACAGGGCGACATACGGCTTGTCGGTGGTGCCGTTCCCCGCGATCCGCACGAACCGCGCGCCGTAGATCACCGCGGCGGCTTCGCAGGTGATCTCGTCGCCGTCGTCGAACAGCGCCGCGCTGTCATTCGGGTACTGCAGGCCGGGTGCTGGCATGTCGCGGGCTCCTTACAGGGCGGGGATCAGGCCGGGCGCCCCGGCGGGGGCGAAGGGCGGCGTGCCGTACGCGGCGGGTATCCCGGGCGGGGCCTGGGGCGCGCGGGTGAGGCCGAATGTCTCGGCTTCCCACTGGTCCCACACAGGCTCGGGGACACCGCCGAGCGTGCCCGCCGGCGACGCGGCGAGCGTGCTCGAGCCGGCGGGTGCGGTCGGCACCCGCGACGGGGTGAGGGAGCCGAGCAGCGACACGGTGCCGGGCATGTCGCGGTCCATCTGCGCGGACCACGCGGCCTGCTCCGCGACCGCGATCCGGCCGGTGCGGACGGCTTCGGTGAGGTAGTGGCCCTTGGCCTGCGCCTCGAGGGCGGCCATCGCCTGGTCGCCGCGCTGCGCGCGGGCCTGGAGCTCGCCGAGCTGCCCGGCGCTGAGCATCGCGACGGGGACGCCGGCGACGACAGGGGGTGCGGGCGGCGGCGGCCAGCCGGCGGGAGGGGCGGCTGGGGCGGGGGGCTGCGGGTAGGTCGCGGAGGGGGCAGCCGCGGGCCATCCGGGGGGTGCGGCGGCCGGGGCAGGGGCCGCCGCGGGTGCCGCCGTCGGCGCGGCGGGCACGACCTGGCCGTACGCGTCATAGCTGTAGCCCGGCGGGAGGGCGACGACGGGCGCGGCCGGGAACGGGGGCATCACCGGCGCCGGGGGCTGCGCGGGCGCTGCGGGGGGGGCGGCCGGGGGCCAGCCCGCCGGAGCAGCGGGCGCGGGCGCGGGCGCGGGCGGCCATGCGGGAGCCGGACCTGCAGCCGCAGGCCATGCGGGGGCCGGCCCGCCCGCCGGCGTCGGGAACCCGGGCACCGCGGCTGGCGCCAGCCCTGCAGCGGTGGGGACGGGGGGCGCCGCCGGCGGGGGGAACCCTGGGAACGGCACCATCGGGGCGGCCGGGGCGTCGGGCACGGCGCTCGCGGCGAGGAGCGCGCCCATCTGCTGAGTGTGGCGGGCCTGCTCGGCGGCCAGGAGTCCCTGGAACCGCTGCTCGTCGAATCGGGGCATCCCAACCTCCGTCGTCCCGCTCGTTTGGACGCGCCCATCATGTACCGCCCAGCCGCCCCACGCCGGAACCGGCGCCGTGAAGCCGGGCGTGTCGGCCACGAACACGGCCTGCACCGGCTCCGCCGGAGGCGCGGCGCCGTAGCGGGCGAGCACGTCGCCCAGGCCCTTCACCGCGGGCATTGCGACCCCGAGCAGCGCGGTGCCGGTCACGGCCGCCCGGTAGGCCCGCCCGGACGGGGTGACCCTGGGCGCGAACTCGATCGACCGCCGCGCGTAGGCCGTCGGGATGATCGCCGCCAACTTGGCGGGCAGGCCGGTGAGGTCCCCGCGCAGCACCGACGTGCCGTCCGGCCGGTCCTCGATACGGGTCGCGCGGACCCATCCCATCGCCGGCTCGCCGTCCGCCAACGGGAACCGCGGGTCGAAGTGCCCGGGGTGCAGCGGGGCGGCGTCGACCTCGGGGTCCAGCGCCGCGGCGAGCATGCTCTCGAGGTCCGCGCGGTTCAGCTCGCACGGCCCGCTCACGGCGGCGTGCGACCCGGTGGCGACGAGCTCAACGTCGGGGAGGGTGACGGTCGGCGCGAGGGACAGCCCTCCGGTGAGGGGCAGGCTGGCCGGGTAGGTCACGGCGCCCATGCTGCCACGCCCGCCCGGGCGGCGCGGTCAGCCGAGGCCGGGTTCGGCTTCCGTGTCGAACACGTACACGAGCATGCCGCGGCACCGGCCGCCGCCCTCGCAGCCCACGTACTGCCCGTCGGGGTAGTCGCCGAGCGCATCGTCGAGGTTGTCGTAGTCGGTGCCGTCCACGGCGTCGCAGGGGCCGCAGGTGTTGGAGTCGTTCAGCTCGCTCGCGTAGGCGCTGAACGGGGCGTCGACACCGCCCAGCCCGTCGCCGCGGCCCATCCCGTTCGCCTCGTTCGCGCCTTGGTGGGCGAGGTCGGTCACCCCGGCGTCGGACAGGCCGTCCGCGCCCGCCGCGATCGCGGCCAGCAACGCCGCCACCGTGCCAGATGACGGGGCGCTGGAGGCGGTGGCGGCGGCCGCGCCCAGGACCTGCACCACGGGGGCCGTGGCGACGCGGGCGGCGGTCGCGCGCACGGCGGCGATCGTGGCCGGCGAGGGGGCGACCCGGCGGACCAGCGGCGGGGGGACGCCTTGCCGGAGGGCTTCGGCGCCGACGTTCCCGCCGAAATGGGCGGCGGCCTGCTCGAGCCCGTTCGCGATCCGCGCGGCGGCCTCCCGGACCGCGTCGGTAACCCCGGGCAGGCTCGCGGGCCCGGTCATCTGGAGCTGCGCGAGCGCCTGCACGACTTGCGCGTTTGTGCGCGAAGTTGCGCGAAGTTGCGTGAGGAGCCCCGCCAATGTGTGCGCACGTGTGCCCAGCGCGATGGTCGCGAGCTGCACGGTCAGCGCGTCGAGCTGCACGGCGATCTCGGCGAAGCCGACCCGGCTGGCGGTCTCATGCGGCAGAAGGGTGCGCCGGGGGATGCCGGTGACGCCTTCGGCGAGGAGCACCGCCGCCTCAAGCTCGGTGAGCTCGAGGGCGAGCGCGAGGTCGGGCAGCCGCGGATCGTGCAGCGACACGGGGTGCACGAGGGTCAGCATTCCCGCGCGGCCCTCCTGCCATGCGCCCAGGCCGCGCCGGTCATCGCGGGGAGCTGCGCTTCGAGGTCGAGGCCGAGCATGCCGGCGAGCTCGCTGAACTCGGCGAGGTCAGCGCAATGCCGGGCGACGACAACCGCGCAGGCCCGCTCAACATCGAGCGATACCCGCTGGAGGTCGATGTCGGCGCCGGCCTGCCGCCAGTCAGACACGACCCGGTCAGCCCGGATGACCCGCACGCGCCGCGGCGGCGAGCAAGCGTTCGGATAGGACGCGGGTGCGGGCGAGGAGCTCCGCGAGCCCTTCCCCCGACGGCGGCGCGGCTGCGAGGCGGCGGGGGATGGCGGAGCGGACCTCCGCCGGCTGAAAGTAGGCGCGGATCCCGGCCACGGCGACGGCCAGCCCGGCTGGCGTGACCTCCAGGAACGTGCCCGGCACGAGGGCCCCGGCCAGCGCGACGGCGACGGGCTGACCGGCGCTGAGCATCTGCCCGCGGCGGTCCACGCCGCCACCCGCACCGGGGGGCAGGGCGGGCGGCCCGCCCGTCGGCGGGCCTGGGTTCGGGGGTGGCAGCCGGCCGGGATTGCGGGGGGGGAGCCACGGCCCGGTCGGGAGCATCGTCGGCTCGAGGCCGGTCGGGTTCGCCGGCGCACTCGGATCCGTGACACCGCGGGGCAGGAGGTAAGGGATCGACACGGCTTCGTCGCCCTCACCGGGCAGGCCGTAGCGGCGGCGGATCTCCGCCCGCGCGCCCGGGTCGGCGACGAGCAGGCCGGCGGCGGTGAGCTGCTCCAACGCCGCGGCCGTCGGGGTGGCTTCCGCGCTCGGGTCATCGGCGACCACGGTCGGGTAGGGCTCGGACGGGCCGAAGTTCCAGCGGACGAGGTCGCGCACGATCTGCTCGGTGATGACCTCCTCGCTGTACCGGAGCACCGCGCGCAGGCTCAGGAGGAAGTAGTCGACGAACGTCTCCCCCAACGAGCCGTGGCCGAGGCCGCCGTCGTGGCCGAGGTTGAGGAACATCTCGAGCATTCCGCGGGCGGCGGCCTGGTCGTGGTAGGCGATCGACGCGAGCGTGTCATGCGTGCCGCCCTGCACGCCGAGCAGCGCGAGGGTGTAGCCCTCCTCCAACGCGACCCCGGCCTCGTCGCCGGCGCGGACCGCGGACGCGACCGCGAGGGCCTTGTTCCGGCCGGCCTCACCCTTCGCGCTCGGGTAGGTGATCACCGGGAGGCCGGTGCCGTTGCGGTCGGCGGCGTTCGCGTCGACGTGGAGCAGGAAGTCCTTGATCAGCCAGTGCTTGTACGCCGAGCGGAGGACCGACATGCCGGCCCAATCGGCGCCCTCCTGCTCATTCACGAAATACACGAGCGCCTCGGCGGGGATCGGGACGAGCCCGGCGTCCCCGGCCGGCGCCATGAAACCCGAGGCGTTGGGCCAGTAGCCGCCGTTGCCTTGCCCGCCGTAGCCGGGGTAGGCGCCGCGCACGAGGTTGGTCGCGGCCCACTGCCGGATCCCGATCAGCGACCCGTCGCTGTTGACGTCGATGAACTGCACCGAGCGGGGCATCCGCGGGCTCAGGCCGCCCAGGTGCGCGACCTGCGGGCCGATGCCGAGGTCGAGGCCGGTGTCGAACGGCGCGATCGTCGCCCACTTGTTGAATGGCATGAACCCGAACACGAGGTGCAGCAGGCTCATCCGTAGGAACGGGTCGAACGAAACGCCGCCGTCACGCGAGCGCCGCCGGCCGAGCTCATCAGCGACCAGCCCGAGCTCCGCGGTGACGAAGTTGACGACCTCCGGCCGGCAGCCCGCGCCCAGGACGCGCCACGGGGTCTGCAGGATCGGGAGGGCGATCGCGCGGAGCATCGCCCGGACCTGGGAGTCCTGCCGGCGCATCCGGTCATAGACCCGGAGGTTGGCGGGGAACTGCAGCTCGGGGGTCTCTTCGTAGGGGTCGTGCCAGCCCGGCGCGATGACCATCTCCGGCGCCCCGAGCTCGCGTGAGAGCGCCCTCGCTTGGACGAGGCCGGCGTTGACGCCGGACGCTTGGACGGCCATGCGCGGCACGCTACCCGCGGCCGGGGCGGTCAGCGGGGTGCAGCGCCGACGCGGCGGAAGGCGAACAGCGCACCGACGAACGCGAGATTCGCGGCGGCGAGCAGCGCGAGGGCCGGGGTCCACCAGCCGGCCAGCGCGAACGCGACCGACATCCCGAAGGTCTCGCAGCAGGCGACCGCGCAGAACACGACCAGCCACTCCCGGCCGTTGCGGCTCACCGGGCGGCGGGCACGCCGTCGGGCCGACACACCCCGCAGGGGTGGTCGATCTCGGGGTCGATGAGGTCGCGGGGGAGCTCGTAGTGCGGGCCGGCGCCACGCCGCGGGCAACACGGCCGGTGGTAGCGGCCGGTGCGGACGGTCTGCAGGGTGACCCGGTCGGCGCCCCGGAGGTGGTGCGCGCCGCACGTCGGGCAGGCGGTCACGGCCCGGCCGGCTCGTGGGCGTGGGTGATCCGCAGGGCGAGGACCGCATAGCCGGCTTTGAGGCCGACGAACGGCCCGCCACCCTGCAGGACGTAGGTAACCTGACAGTGCAGCTCCCGGCCGGTATAGGCCGTCGACGGGGTGGCGCGGGGATCCCATTCGCGGAGCAGCAGGCTGTCGCCGGCCTGGAACCCGCGGTCGTTGTGGCGCACCTCGAAGGTCTTCGACCCGTCGGCGAGCGCCCCGAAGTACGGGGGCCAGCACTTGAGCTCGTGCACGGTCACGGCTGGCGCTCAAGCAGAGGGTAACGGCCGTTGTCGAAACGGCGAACGAACATGGCGAGTCGCGCCCCTGCGTAGGCACGCTCGTAGCGCTGCTTCGGGCCGATCGGGGTGCCGGCCTTGCCGCGCGCCCAGACGACGAACCCGGTGTCGGCGACGCGGAACCGGAGGCCCGGGTATTGCTCGCCGAGGAACACCGCGACCGGGCAGGACGCGGCGTTGCCGACGCGGCCGGTCACGCCTTTCGCCTCCAGGGTTTCGGCGATGCGGTCGGCGCCGCCGCCGCCCGGGTTGAGGAGGCGGAGGGTGGCGCGGATCTCCTGGTGGTGGGGGAGGACGGGCCAGCGGGTCATCGGGTCTCCTTGGGTTCGCCGGGGCACGCGCGACGGGCGAGGCGCGGATCGTAGGGCTCCTCGCAGACAAGGCAGCCGAGGTCGACGCTGAGCAGGTTCTCGAGGTCGAGGGGGAGCGGATGCCCGGCCGGATCGTGCTGGTTGGCGTCGATCCCGTCGGCGGTCACGACGTACGCGGCGGCGGCGATCCACAGGTGGACCCGGCCCCGCAGGGCGAGCTCGATCGCCCGGTCGAACGCCTCCGACGACGCGATCGCGCGGTGCCCTTGGTCGGCGCGGGCCCGGACCCCGCTCGAGGTGACGCCGAGCCCGACAGGCCCGGTCACGCGAGGGAGTCCACGCCGGTCACGGCGCAGTAGACCGCCCCGGCGAGGGCGACGAGCGCGGCGAGGTTCAGCGCGAGCGTCACCGGGGCCCGTGTCTCCCGGCCCAGCAGGACGGCGCCGATCGCGGCCAGGGCGAGCGTTATGCCGGTCACCCGTCCTCCTCGTCGACGGTCCACTCGGGGTCCCAGGCGGTGCAGGGGCAGGAGCCGCACGCCCCGTCGGGGGCCGTGATCACCGGGCGGGTGCCCGCACCGCTCTTCGTCGTCGAGGGGGGTGACGCACAGGGAGCGGCCGCCGTTCACAGCCCGCGGTCCTCGGAGGCCAGCGAACCGAGCCCGGCGGCGATGCCGTCGAGCGCGTCGAGGAGGGCGGCCCAGCCAGTAAGCACGACATCGAGGACGAGCCGGTTCTCCTCCTCTTCGCCGATGTCGGGGGCGGCCGGGTTCCCGCCGATCTTGGTCGCCTTGATCGCGTCGTACGCCTCATCCCACAGCTCGCGGGCCGCGGTCATCGGAGGGCCAGCAGGGTCACGGCGAGGGCGGCGAGCAGGAGCGCGCAGCTCTGCCAGGCGATCCACCGGGCGAGCCGTTGCTGCCGGGCGCCCTGCCGGCGGACGTGGCGCTCGAGGAGGTCGAGGCGGGCCCGCACGACGGCCGGTTGGAGGGGGCGGTCGGGGTCGGCCATCGCGGGGAGCTCGTGGACTTCGACGCCTTCGGGCCAGCAGGAGCCGCCGGAGATGACGCCGCCGCGGATCCGCGGCTCGGGTTGGTCGTCGCCGGGGAGCCATCCGATGCCGGCGACCTGCGCCGCGGACCACGCGACCGCGTCATCGAATGCCTGCTGCGAGTCCGGGGTCGCCCAGGAGGCCGGGCGGTCGTCGGGTAGGCCCCGTTGGGCGCGGAGGTTGGCGCGGAGCTCACCGGGGAGGTCGAGGTTCACCGCGGGCCGCCGGGGATCATGCCGACGCCGTGGCAGCTCGGGCATTCGCGTAGGCCGGTCAGCACGAGCCGCGACAGGACGGTGCCGCGGCCGGAACAGCGCAGACAGAGGGTCCCGTCCAGCGGGAGCTGCCGGGACGCGCGCGCCGCGTGGGCGATCGCGGCCTGCTCGTCGGGGGTGCGGGCACGGATGGGCACAGGGAACCTCCAGAGTTGGGCCCGGCCCGGGGGCAAGGGGGTGACGCCCCCGGGCCGGACGGTTCAGCAGACAGCCGACCCGGTAATCCTCGGGTCGACCTTCGCGACGTGCGAGCACACCTGCGGCTTGAGCTTCATCGCGAGCACCGAGTGACCGAGCGCGTGCTGCACGATCCCGGTAATCCGGGGCGTGGGCACCGCGACCGTCGAGCTCGTGGCCGCCCCCATCGCGGCACCGCCGGCGATCAGGCCGGCCGTGGCGGTCAGGGCGAGTGCGCGTCGTGCGGTCATGCGTGGTACCTCCCTTGCCACCCCGCCCCGGACGGGCAGGACGCTGTCAGGCCCAATGGTTCTCCAGGGCGTCGGCGACACGCCGCACCTCGGCGACGAGCAGCGTGGCCTGGTCGAGCAGCGCCACCCCGATGTGCGCGAGGACCTCCGTGGCCGGGTCTAAGCGGCGCTCAGCGGCGACCGAGAGGATCTGGCGGCGCAACTCGACCGCCGCACGGGTGAACAGCGCCGTCGGCGAGACGGCCGAGGTCACGGCGCGGCCAACACGCGTAGTACCCGGGCCCACGAGCAGGCGAACGAGGCCTGCTCTTGGCCGCCGCAGGTCGACTCGTCTACGGCGAGCGGGCCCAGCGGCCGCACGACCAGCACCTTCGGCCGGCCTCGGCCCAGCGCCGCCTCGGCGTAGTCCCAGGCAAGCTCGAGGTCGGGCGTGACATACACGACGGCGGTGCGGCCGAGCCCGTGATTGTCGGGCGCGCCGGTCAGCGCCGCCGGTAGCAGGACGCCGCCGGACCGGAAGCCACGCCGGGTGCCGTGGTAGAACACCGGCGCGGTCACGGCCCGGCCACCGGGATCGCGGGCGTGAACATCGCGGCCAACGCGAGGACGCTGCCGATGCTCAGGGCGAGGGCGAGCAGGGCGCCCCAGGCGATCAGCGGTGCGGGCTTGTCGACGTGGATGGTGCGCCACGCCTGCTCCGGGCTGTCCCACTTCTCGGTCATGAGCGGGCCTCGAAACCGCTGATCTGCTGGTGCCGGTCGGCGATCGCGGCTGCGTCGGCGAAGTGGTCCTCGGGGACCCCGACCCGGCCGCAACGGTCACAATGAACGGCCCAGCGGTCCTCAGGGGCCAGGTAGTCCACGACGGTGATGTGCTGCACGTCGGCGGTCACCGGAACGCCCGCCACACGGAACGAACCACGCGCCGCCGGACGACACGGCGGGTGCCGCGGCCGCGGCTGAACGCGCTCAGGTCGCCCATCGCGCGCTGGGTCAGGAACAGGCCGCGGCGGGTCGAACGCCACGCTGAGCGGGCCATCAGGAACCTCCAAGATTGTCGCCGACCGTCACCGGCGCACCCGTGCAGGGTGCCATGCGGGTAGGGGGTTGTGCAAGGACCGGCCCTCGTGCCGGGCCCCCGGAGGTAGCCGAGGGGCCCGGCACGAGGGTTTCGTGCCCCGCAGGGCCGTCGCCCACGGGAGTTTGCGCGGGCAGGAGCAGCCGGACGGCGAGCGCGGCCTGCAGCGGCACGACACCGTTGCCCAAAATCTTGAGCTGGTCGTTGCGGCTCACGCCGGGCACGGCGGTGACCCAGCCGTCCGGGAGGCCCATCATCCACTCCACGAACTGCGGGTTCAGCCGGGAGCCGGCGCCTCGGGCAGCGGGCTCCACAGGAGCGGGAGCTCGTCGGCTGAGGACAACCTCCCAGCGGGCGATCGCCGCCTCGTACGGTCCCCACTCAGCACGGTCACCGCGTCGGTCAGCGTGTCCCCCGTGTTCGCCGTCGAGCCGGGCTGGCGGGGCTGCGTCGAGTTGCGGGACCCGACCGCGTCCGTCGCCGTCGCCGTCGGCATCAGCCGCAGCGCTTCGATCGACAACGACGGCCCGTGCCCGTTCCCATTCCCATGCCTGGCTTGCATCGCCGCCGTCCAGCCGTCCCACGCTTCGACTGTCTTCCCCGCCCCCATGTCGTTCACCACGGGCGTCGGCAAGAGCGCATGGTCCAGCGCCGTCGCCAACGTGACCGCCCGCTTGCTCCCCGATGGGCGCGTCCCGCCGAGCTCCGCCGCCCGCCGGCCACCCGTCGCGTCCGAGGCTTCCGGGGTCGGAAGCAGGAGCGCCCGGTGCACCGTTGTGGTCAGGTCGTCCCCACCCGAGCCCGGCCGTGACGCCCGCGCGTAGTCCGGGCCGCTGTCGGCCAGCTTCGCCTCCGGCGTCGGCAGGAGCAGCACCGCCGACGGGAGCATCAGATCCCCCGACGAGCCACGCTGATTCGGGCCACCCTTCGTGCCGTCCGTCGCCCTCGCGGTCGGTAGCAACGATGAAAACGCGGTCGCGGCGGTGGGGGGCGCCGACGTCGGACGCGCGTACGCATAGCCATCGCGTGTCATACCCGAGGTCGGCCAGGTCCCCGAGAACGACACCGAACGCCCGTCCAGCATCGGCTGCGGGGTCTCCCAGGTCATCGTCGTCGGGTTCCAGCTCGCGATCGGCTCGGCCACTGAGGAGTCCTCTCACGTTTTCGAGCAGGACCATCGGGGGGCGGAGCTGCCCGATGGCGTAGGCGACGTGGTACCACACCCCGGTGCGGCTGCCGGGGGTGAGCCCGGCCCTTCGTCCGGCGTGGCTGACGTCCTGGCAGGGGAACCCGGCCGTGAGCCAATCCACCGGCTCGACGCGGGTCCAGTCGACGTGCCGGAGATCCCCGAGGTTCGGCACCTGCGGGTGGCGGTGGGCGAGGACGCGGGCGGCGGCGGGGTCGTTCTCCGCCTGCCAGATCACGGTGCCCCCGCCGAGAGCGGCGAGGAGCCCTTCGTCGAGCCCGCCGTACCCCGTGCACAGAGAACCGACGCGCACGGTGCTCATCGGTCGGCCCAGCCGACGGCCGTGGCGGCGAGCCCGGACAGGTAGCCGATCTGCCCGGCTTCGGCGATGTAGACGACGGTCTCCGTCGGCCAGGGCTCGCCGTCACGCTCGCAGCCGTCGGGGTCGTGGCCCTGGTCGGAGCCGCGGCCGCAGGACGGGCAGGGCTCGTCGGGGCCGACGGACGCGATGTCGCCGATGCCGTACTCAAAGGGCCACGACGGCTGTGTGGCGAGGCGGACCTCGGTGTCGAGGTCGTAGTCCTCCAGCAAGGCGAGCAGGTCGCCGACGGTCATGGTCATGACGCGACCCGGAGCAGCACGCAATTGGATCCGGCGCGGACGCGGACGAGGAGCGGGTCGGGCTCGTCGATCGGGTCCGAGGTGAACGTGAGCGTCTGGGGGGTGCGGGACACGACCCGGTAGAACGGGCCTTCGGGGGTGTCGACCTCGGTGATCTGGTCGCCGACGGCGATCCGGTCACCGCGAACGGTTTCGGTGCTGAGCATTGCTACCTCCTTGATGGGGCGCCGGACCGTCATCCGGTGCACCCTGTCAGGGTGCCATACGGTGCGGGGGGATGCAAGAGGTTGCCAACAAGTTTCATGTGAAACACCCGGCCGGGGCCGGCGCCCGTCCCGTGCCGCCGGCCGCGCCCTGACGGGGGCGGGGTGTCTCCCGGCGGAGCTGGATCGGGTCGGGCAGCCGGCCCGCCACGCCGCCCCGGAGGTAAATGGGACGGCGTGGCAGCGATGCTACGGACTGTCGGGCTCGAGCCGGTGACCTGCGAGCAGGCGAGCCGCGCCGGCGCGCCAGTGTCGGTCGGTGCAGGCCGTGAAGTAGGTCCACGGCGCCCCGAGCTCGCGGGCGGCGCAGTCGGCGAGGAGCTCGAACCCGTTCTCCCGGCCGGTCCAGCGGGCGGCGGAGCGGGGCCATTGCTGGAAGTCGAACGCGTAGTCGGCGGCGGCCACCGACATGGCCCATTCGTGCGCCACCACGCTGTAGAGCGCCCAGGCGGGCACCGACGGTTCGATCGTGATCCAGCCCGAGCTCAGGTCGGTGAATCCCCAATGCCCCCACACGCTGCTGACAACCCAGACGGTGGGGTGGTCGTGGTAGCCGGGGAGCCGGGCGATCGCATGGTCCAGGGCGCACCAGCCCGTCGGGTGGCACGGCCGGCGGGGGGGCGGGGCGAGGCGGCGGTGGGGTGGCGCCGGCCCGGTTGGGTACGCCGCGGAGGGGTGGCTCGCGGCGGGGTGCCGGGCCGGCGTCGGGGGTTCTACCCGCGGTGAGGGCGTGGCAATCCGGGCTCGCGGCGCGGGGGTCTCGGCGACGGCGATCGGCACGGCCAGGAGTGCGGCGGCGAGCAGCGCGGACAGGCCGCGCCGGCTCACCCGGCCAGCCGCCCGTTATTGCAAGTGGGCGTAGAGCAGCTCGCCGACCAGCGCGGACAGGCCGACGGCGAGGAAGTTGAGCCGGGCATGGGGCACCTCGAGGAGATCGAGGACCGCCTCCAGCAAGAGCAGCCCGAGCGCGACCAGCAGGAGGAACGTTTCGACGCCGCGCACGGGCTCAGTGTTCCCAGGTCAGGTGATGGTCATGCCGGTCAGGACCAACGAGAGCTCGGTGGCGCCGGCGGCGTACGCGGAGATGAAGTCGCCCGGTCCGAGGAGCGCGCCGCCGATGAAATCGCGTAGTGGCAGGGCGTCGTTGGCGGGGACGGTGTAGCTCGCGGGGACGACGCGGGCGTGGGTGGCGTTCCCGCCGGCCGGGACCAGCGACAGGCCGAACGCGACCGCCGCGCCGGTGAGGTTGGCGACGACGCCGGTGGCCAGGACGACGTTGAGGCCGGGCGCGACGGTGAGGATGGTCTGCTCACCGGCGGCGAGCTCTTCACCGAACAGCACGCCGCCGGCGACCGAGGTGGGCGCGTACAGGTTCGCCATCAGTCCTCCCGGGCCTGGGCGGCGGCGAGGCGGGCCGCGCGCTGGCGTGGGCCGGTGTCGGCGCGGGCGGTCTGCCGGTCACGGCGCAGGGCGCCGGCGGCGATGGCGGCGTTACGCATCCGCGCGAGGGCGAGGGGCGCGAACAGGGGCGCGGTCAGCGCGCGGGCCCGCTGCGGCAGGCTGGAGCGCGCGGATGCGAACGGCACGCCGGGCAGCCTACGGCCGGGCCTGGTGGCCGGGGGTCAGGCGCGCGGTTACCACGGCATGTGAGCGGTGAAGAACGGGACGGTGATCGCGATCGGGTCGATGTGGTTGAACAGGCCGGTGTGACCGCCGATCGGCGCCGGGGTGTGTTTGGTCAGGAACGGGTCCGCGACGCCGGCGACGAGCGCGTCGCTGCTGGCGGGGGGGACGGTGGTGTCGTCGCTGGCGTGGATGACGTGGATGGGGATGCGCAGGCCGCGCCACGAGCCGTAGTCGTTCGCGACCCGGTACCCGGCGCTGGCCGCGGCGTAGGGGCTGTAGTCGGCGTCGACCTCCGCGGTCCATGTCGAGTTGCTGGCGGTCGGCCCCGGCGCCGGGGCGGTCGCGTAGGCGGGGACATACCCGGCGGTCGAGTGGAAATAGTCGAGGTCGCACGCGGGCGCCCAGAGGAGCTCGCAGGCCACCAGGGACGTGTAGAACTTCGCGAGCAGGAGCGAGCAGAGGCCGCCCATCGAGTAGCCGAACACCCCGGCCGGCCCGGCCTTGCCGCCGAGCCCGCCGCTCGCGGTGGCGCGGGCGGCCCAGGCGAGGCAGTCCGCGCACGCGGCGAGGGCGGCGGCGTCACCCCAATTCGTGAGGTTGATCATGTCGGGGCACACCACGAGCGCGCCGGCTTCGGCGAGAGCGGCGCAGTGCAGCCCTTGGTAGCTGGTGAGCGGGTTGAAGCTGTAGCCGTGGGCGCCGTGCCCGTGCAAAGCCATCACGACGGGGCGGGAGCCGTCGAGCGGGGTGTCGAGTCGGCGGATCACGGTGCAGCCGTCCCCAGGGGATGCCGTGGAGTAGCCGGTGCGGAGCTCGACGATCAAAGCCACCCGGGGCCTCCAGGGGTCATGCGGCGGCGAGGGCGCGCATGCCGGTCTTGGCGCCGACGGCGACCTGCAGGCTGCCCGTCGTGGTCGCGTTACCCAGCGCCGACATCGCAGTGAACGTCTTGGAGGTGGAGGGGTGCGCGGCGACCTGGCTGACCGCGGCGACTGAGATCAGGTTGCCGCCTTGGCCGATCGCGGGGACGGTGAACTGGTTGAGCAGGTACACGGTGACGACGTTGCTCTCATCCCAGATCTGCAGGCGGCACGCGCACGTCGACCCGGACGCGGCGGTCCCGGTCGGCGCGACCGCGATCAGCGCGAACACGTACAGGTCGTAGGCCACGGCGGTCGGCGCGATCACCAGGCTCGACCAGCCGGTCACCGCGGTGTAGGTGGTGCCGGACACGGCGACCGCCGACGGGAGCAGGGTCTCACCGAGCTTCTTGCCGGCGGTGGCGACCGGGTTGCCCGGCACCCACAGGCCGCTCACCGAGCTGAACGTGGCGACCTGCCCGTCGGCCGGCGCGGCGGGGCTGCTGTCGAGGAGGTGCGCGCGGCGCAGGACGGGCTGCACGAGCAGCGACCCGCGGCGGGACAGCAGGGGGCTCACTGGAACTCCAGGCCGGACAGGAACACGTTCAGGGAGACGGCGGCCGACGGGTTGACCCAGATCGCGTCGAGCTCCCCGAGCCACAGGACCTCCCCCGGCTCGAGGACGGGGAGGCTGTCGCCGGCACCGAGGCTGTAGGCGTCGGGCACGATCTTCGCGGCCGGGCTGTCGGTGGTGCCGGGGTTGACCACGACGGCGACGCCGACCGCGACGGGGCTGCCGGTGTCGTTCGTGACGCGTAGGAGGGTGATCTTCGCGGCGCGTCCGGCGGGGACCTGATACCACTTGGTGTCGACCCCGGTCGGGACCTGCCCGGACACGTCGAGGGCGTGGATCGCGGTCGGCGCGGCGATGTTCAGTGCGGCCATGCGGTCAGCTCCCGAGGGCGATCGCGGCGGCGGCGGCGGCCGCGCGGGCTGAGGTCAGGACAGCGGCGGCGGCGCCGGCCGCGTCGTACTCGTCGGCCAGGGTGACCGCCCCGACCCGGCCGTCCACGCTCGCGACGGTGCCGCCGGGAATGTTGACCCAATTGCCGTTGGTCGAGGCGGGGAGGGCGGTGAGCCGGAACGTTTCGTCGAGGTCGGTCTGCACGCAGAAGTCGCCGACCGCGGCGGCCAGCGCGAGGCGGGCGGCCTGGTTCGCGACGACCCAGGTGGCGCCGAGCGGGATCGGGGGAAGCTGCGAGGACAGTAATTTACCGCCGGGGGTGGTGAGGGTGGCGACGCCGCCGGGGGCGGCGAGCGCGGCGGCCGGAATGTAGCTCGTGGCCAGCACGACGTCGCCGGTCAGCCCGTCCACGCTGGTCACACCCGTGCCGCCGGACAGGAGCGTGGAGTGGGTGCGGAGCGTGGGCACCGGGTCAGGCTATCCGCGCCAGTGCGGGTCGTGGGTTCGGCGCGCGGTTCAGATCGTGCCGCCGGCCCCGGTGATCACGAGCAGGCCGTGGGGGCGGACGGGTTGCAGGCGGGTGCCGGTGATCTTGCTCCAGACGATCCACCGGCCGACCGCTGGGGTGAGGTCACCGCCGGGGCCGACGTCGACCCGCAGCCCGTAGGCGAGAACGCCGGCCGGGGTTGTTTCGGTGACCCACGTCGCGGGCACCCAGGCGAGGTCGTCGGGGGCGGCGCTGTCGTCGAGGCGCGGGGTCCACGGGGTGAGCGCGACCTGCGCCGGTAGGACGGTGGGGTCGGCGGGCTCCCCGGAGGTCTCGTCCCAGGCGTGGATGCGCGGGAGTAGCAGCGCTTCGAGGCTGCCGGCGGGGATCGTTGCGACGGTGGCCATCAGGTCAGGATCGTCGCATCAGCTCAGGCTGCGCGGCGCTCCAGCCGGCGCGCGGCGTGTCGGCGTTCCAGCCGACCCGCGGCGGCTCGTGCGCGGAGAGGAGCCACGGCCGGAACACGCTGCTGCCGGTCAGGGTCATCGACGTCGGGCAGGTCATCGTCAGCGGCGGGGCGATCTTCACCACGGACGCGCCGAGCGCCATGCCGGCCGACGCGGTCCAGGTGATCGCGCCGGCGAACCGGACCGCCCCGGTCAGGGTCAGGCTGGCGGGGCAGGCCCATGCGGTGGCGGCCGCTACGGCCTGCGTGCCGGTCAGGGACAGCCCGGCCGGGCACGCCCAGCCGAGGGCGCCGACGGTGACCGGCTGGCCGCTGAGGGTGGCGCTGGTGGGGCATGTGAGGGCCACGCTGCCCGCGAGTAGGAGCGCCCCGGTCAGGGTCAGGTTGGCGGGGCAGGCCCAGGCGGCCTGACCGCCGGTGCCGGTGGTCCCGGTCAGCGTCAGGGCGGTCGGGCACGCCCAGGTGAGCGCCCCGAGCGCCGTGACCGCGCCGGTCAGGCTCATCGACGCCGGGCAGGCCCAGCCGAGGGCGCCGCCGGTCGGAACGCTCCCCGCGAGAGTCCACAAGGTCGGGCAGCTCAGGGCGAGCGCGCCGAGCGCGGTATCCGAGCCGGCCAGCGTCAGAGCGGTCGGGCAGGACGCCGCGAGCGCACCCGGTTCGGTGACGAGCCCGCCCAGCGACGCCGACGTCGGGCAGGCCGCGGCCAGCGCCCCGGTGGTGGCGACCGCCGCGTCCAGCGAACTGGACGTCGGGCAGGCCATCGCGAGCGCCCCGAGCTGCTGGACGGATCCGGCCAGGGAAAGGGCGGCCGGGCAGCTCGCGGTGATCGCCCCGGCGAGCAGGAGCGCCCCCGCGAGGCTCTCCGACGTCGGGCAGGCCGCGGCGATCGCCCCGGTGGTGGCGACGGACCCGTCCAATGAACTGGACGTCGGGCAGCTCATCGACAGGGCGCCGGTGGTGGCCACCGAACCGGCGAGCGTCTCCGAGGTGGGGCAGGCCAACGCGAGGGCGCCGAGATCGGCAACGGACCCGGCCAATGTCAGGGCGGTCGGGCACGTCGCGGACAGGGCGCCGGCGATCAACGCATCCGCGTACGCGAGCACCGAGGCGCCCCAGGTGGACGACAGGCCCCACGTCCAGGTCAGGCTGCCGGTGACCGCGTTCGCGAGGACCTTGTCCGCGACGTCGCTGTCCAGCGTGGCGGTGCCGAACGCCCGCTCGGTGTAGCCGCTCGGCTTGGTGATCGTGGTCTGCGCGGTGGCCAACGCCAGCGCGGTGACCGCGATCGTGCCCTGCGTGGTGCTGATGCTGCCGGTGGCGCCGGACGTCGCGGCGCCGCCGGAGCCGTGATTCTTGGCGTCGACCGGGCTCGCGCCGGTGGCTATGCCGGAGTACTCGAGGAGCTCCCACGTCCACTTCGCATTGCCGCTGAGGGTGACCGTGATCGTGTCCCCGGTGCCCAGGGTGCCCAGCGGCGCTGAGCAGAAGTTGACGCGGGGGCCGGAGCCGGCGCCGGTGTCGTCGATGGTCCACGCGTTGCCCTGATTGTCCGAGATGGCGGTGACGGTGGCGCCGCCCAGCGCGCACACCACAAGGATCGCGCGGTTACCGGAGGCGAGCGCGCTCGAGGGGACCGCGCTGATGCTGCTGGTGGTGCCGGTGAGGTCCTGGCCGTGGCCCTTCGCGTTGACGAACGCCGCAGGCACGGGCTACCTACCCGCGGCCGGTGACCGCGTGCACGATCGCGACGGCGACCACGACGATCGCGATCCACCACAGCAGGTGGAGAGCGAACCCGGCGCCGCCCAGGAGCAGCGCGAGCAGGAACAGCGCAACGAGCAGCACGGGGCTGCTATCCGCCGAGGGACTTCGCGACCGCGCCGACCGCGAAGCTGAACGTGTCGCCGCTGTTGGTGGTCTTGGAAGCGGTGAGCGAGCCGAACCAGCGGCGTTTCGGGGTGCCGGCGGAGTCGAACTCATCAGCGCCGACGACGGTGGCGGCGGGCATGTTCGTGTAGTTGAGCTGCCCCGAGTTGCTCGCGAGGCTGGGGGTGGCGGCGGACGCGGCGCCGTAGGTGACGGTCTGCGCGGCGTAGCTGCCGCCGGAGACCTCCGTGCCGGCCGACGTCGACGTGGGGGCGGTGGTGGTCAGCCGGAGCTTCACCGGGGCGGTCGGGTTCGTGTAGGCGGTGGTGCCGTTGCTCGCGTCGAGCAACGCCTGGCATTCGACCTGGACGACGTTGCTCATGACCCGGCCTCCAGCGCGAGGGCGGCGTCGTGACGGTCTTGGGCTTCGGCGACGGCGTCGGCGTGCTCGTCGGCGTGCTCGTCGAGGTGGGCGGCCAGCGCGAGGCCGCGGGCCTCACCGGCCAGGTCGAGGTGCGCGACGCAGACGTGGCAATTGCAGCAGTCCATGTGCCGCACGGTGGTGGTGCCGTCGGCGTTCGCGATGAGATGGCGGGGGTGGGTGTCGGTGGCGCCGCAGCCGTGGCAGTCCTGGTCCCGCCGGTCGGAGGCGGGGCGGTGGCCGGGGGGCAGCTTCACCTTCGGTGCCATGACCGGGAGCATAGGCCCGGAGCGATCAGAATCCCGTTCGGCGGGACAGGCGGCCGGGGCGTGTCGCCCCCACGCTCGCGCCGCGGCCGGGGGCGACGGTGGTCGCGGGCTGCCGCCGCACCCCGGGCCCGGTGCCCGCCGGCGGGCCGATGAGGCCGAGGAGGCCGAGCAGGTATCTGAGCGCGTCATACCAGTGATCGACGTCGGCTTTGAGCACGTCCTCGGGGCGTTTCGGGTCGCGCTGCAGGGCGGGGAGGGTGCGGATGAGGTTCCGGCACGTCGAGTAGATCAGCAGGCCGGGTGTGCCGTCCGCCCGGGGTTTCAGCGCGGTCGCGACGGCCGTGGCGCCTTCGACGCGGCGGTTGTCCGCGCGGACCACGCCGAGTCCGGCCTGGCGGTAGCGGGCGGCGATCGAGCCGCGGGGGGCGAGGTCGGGGACGCCGACCTGCCCGGGCATGCGGGGCTGCTCGGGCTGGTTGGGGTCCGCCGCCCAGCACGCCGGATCCAGCGCGGACGGGACCGGGCGTCCGACGCCGTGCTCCTCGGGTGGCATGGAGGCGAGGACGAGCTGGGCCTGCTCCGCGGGTGACAGGCCGACGGCGTCGACCTCCCGATACACCACGATCAGGTCATCGGCCAGGCGCGCGCCCCACAGGGCGACAAACGGGTTCGTCATGCCGTAGTCCACGCCGATCGCCCGCGGGATACCCGCGCCGGGCGGGACCGGCATCGACTCGGGGGTGACGACGTGGAGGCCGGTGCGGAAACCGGCGAAGCGGGCGCCCTTGAACACGTTCCAGTCGCCCTCAAGGTGGGCGGCGCGCTCATCGGCCGGGAGCCCTTCGA